ACTCCACGACGGGGCAGCTGCTGGCCCGGATGGAGCAGGACGTGTCCCTGGCGGGTAACGCGTACGTGTGGGCGCCGCCCGGTGAGGACCGGCTGGTCCGGCTCCGCCCGGACTGGGTGACAATCGTCAGCGAGCGGGTGGCCGTGCCCGGGGGCGGCTGGTACCGCAGGCCGTCCGCCTACTTCTGGGAGCCGCCCAAGGGGGTCCTGGACCAGGGCGACGGGTTCTTCGTCCATGCCGATGAGTGCGCCCATTTCGCGCCGCTGCCCGACCCGGCCGCCGATTTCCGCGGCATGAGCTGGCTGACCCCGGTGATGCGGGATATCAAGGGCGACGACGGCATGGGGCGGTACAAGATCCGGTACCTGCAGAACGATGCCAGCCCGAACGTGATCATCAAGTACGCGCAGAAGCTCCAGAGCGCCAGCATCGACAGCCTGCGGGAAAGGCTGGCGGCCCGGTACGGCGGCCCCGACAATGCGGGCAAGACCCTGATCCTCGACCAGGGCGCTGACCTGACGCTGGTGGGGAACTCGCTGCAGCAGATGGACTTCAGCAACGTGGCGACGGCGGGTGAGCAGCGGATCCTGGCCGCCGCCCTGGTCCCCGGTGTCCTGGTCGGCCTCGAGCCCCTCCGGGGTGCCGGGCGGGGCTACCAGGAGTCGATGCAGAAGTTCGCGAACATCTGGGCGAGGCCGCAGTGGCGGGCGGCGTGCGGGGCGCTGAAGAAGCTGGTCCCGGGCCTGCCGACCGGTGCGCGGCTGTGGTTCGACACATCCGACATCGCGGCGCTGCAGGACGGGGAGATGGAACGCGGCCAGGCGGCCCTCGTCCGCGCGCAGGCGCTGCTGGCCCTGGTGCAGGCCGGGTACACGCACGAGTCCGCTATCGCCGCGGTTGACGCGATGGATTTGAGCCAGCTGAAGGCCGGGGGGACCGGGACGCCGGGGAGCGGGCCGCAGGTGCAGCACATGCTCCCGCAGCAGCAGCCGGGCGTGACCGCGTCGCCGCTGCCGCCGACCCTGGGGCGGCTCCCGGTCGGCCCGGCGAGTCCGGGTGGCGGCGGGGACGGGTCACGGCCTACTCCGCGGCCGGCGAACGCGAGACGGGCACTGGAGGGCACCAATGGGCACGGCTGAGACGTGGGCGTCCCGGTGGGCGGCGTCGTGGGCGTCCGGGGCGCAGCAGTCCGGGCGGTTCAACATGACCCACGTCCCGGCCGGGTCGGCGACCGGCGGCCAGTTCGGCACCAGCAGCGGCGGCAGCGCGGCCAAGGGCGGCGCGAAAGCCCCGGCTAAGGCCCCGGCCAAGGCCCCGGCCAAGGCAGCCCACCCGGCCACCGCCGCCATCAAGGCACGGCAAGCCCACCTCCGCGCCCGCGCCGCCGCCGACCGGGCGCAGGCGCACAAGCTCCAGGCGCAACTGCACGTCCTGCAGGCGCAGCAGAGGCATGCCCATGCCGCCGCGGTCAAGGCCGCCGCGCACGCCAAGGCCGCCCACCACGCCGCCAGCCAGAAGCACCCGACGTCGGCGAAAGCCCACGCGGCTGCGGTCAAGGCCGCCGCCGCCCGCAAAGCCCACGGGAAGGCGCACCACCACCACGCGACCCTGAAGACGCGGATCGCGGGGCTGCAGCACCAGATCAGCACGCTACTGGGGCAGGCGAAGCAACTCGACGCGCAGGCCGCGGCGCTCTGATGGCTCAGCGGGCGTCTGACCTGGAGTACGGCCACGGGTCGGCGTTGTGGAAGTACTGGACCAGAGGCGAGGGGTTCGCGAAGTGGTCCGGGGCCGTCCACAAGTGGACGACCCTCCGTGACCTGCTGCTGAAAGCGGGCGTCCCGCCCGCCTCGGCCGACGGGCTGACCACCAACATCATCCAGGCGGTCATGCCGGGCTACATGAAACAAGCCCATGCGAAAACGGGGCACAAGGCTGGAAGGGCGGACATGGCCGACACCAAGGCTCCCCACGGCGAGGCGGCCCGCGCCGAGTCCCTGCTGCCGTTCTACCGGTCGTTCCCGCTGGAAGACATCTCGATCCGCTCGGGCGGCGACGGCCGCACCGTCGAAGCCTACGCGGCGGTATTCAACACCCCGGCGCCGGTCCACGACGAGGACGGCGATTACATGGAGGAACTCGACCCGGCAGTATTCAACCGGGCCATCTCCGACGCCGCCCCCCAGGGAGGGCGGAACTACTGGCGGATGGGCGTGTTCTACAACCACGCCATGACCCTGTACGGCACCCCGAGCGAGCTGTATTCGATGCCGATCGGCAAGACCCTGGAGATCAAGGCGGATTCCCGCGGGGTGCTGACCGTCACCCGCTACCACCGCGGCGAGGTCGCCGACCAGGTACTGGAGGCGATCCGGGAAGAATCGCTGCCCGGCTACTCGTTCTCGGGGACGTTCCGGCGCAGCACCCCGCTGATCCCCCGCGGCGGGTTCCGCCGGGACCGGGCCGGGAACCTGCCGTCGGTGCGGCGGATGGAGTCGACGATGCGGGAGTACGGGCCGACGCCGTTCCCCGTCTACGCCGGCGCGGCCATCACCGGGATGCGCAGCGAGCAGCTGCTCGGCGCGCTGGCCGCTGACCCTGATCTTGCGATGCGCATGTTCGGCATGCTCCGCGGCGGCGCTCACGGAAGTGACTCGCCGCCGCCATCCGGCGCTCCCCATCCGGGGGACTCGCCCGCCGAGGACTCGCGCCTGCTGGCGCGCTCCGGTCGGCCGACCAGGTTCGAGATCGCGGCCCGCCGGGCCGATTTCGAGCTCAGGCACCCGGAGGCATGAGAAATGACCGAAGTGCAGGACCACCCGGCCGACACGGCCGGCGACGATGGGCAGCAGTCCCGCCTGGCGCAGCTGCGGGCACAGTACCGCAGCCTGCAGGACATGGACGGCCGTCAGGCCGCGATCCGCGGCGAGCTCGCCGCGATCTCCGCGATCCCCGAGCCGGGCGACGATGACCTGGCCTGGCAGGGGACGCTGATCACCGAGTTCGACGACCTGGACGCGCTCGCGAAGCCGCTGCGGAAGCGGGCCCGGGACATGGAGCGGGTGATGCGCGCCGCGCAGGACCCCGCGAACCTGGAGCGCCCGGACGGCCCGGCCCGCACCCCGGACCTGCAGACCCGCAACGTCACCGGCGGTGACCCGTTCGCGCAGCTGGACCGGGTACGCGCCGGGCTCGTCGAGCCCCGCACCGTCCGCGGCTGGGCCCTCGACGCGATCGAGCAGGCCCACCAGCGCGGCGACATGGCGGGCGAGTGGGCCGAGGAAGCCACCCGCAAGACCGAGAACCAGTTCATCGGCCAGACCAACATCGCGAAGCACATCCTGATGACCGGGTCCGATGAGTACCTGGATGCGTTCCGCGCGTACCTGCATGACCCGCAGGCCGAGGCCCACCGTGCCGCGCTGACCCTCACCCCGGGGTCCGCGGGCGGTTTTCTGCTTCCGTTCGTCTTGGATCCCAGCATCATCTTGACGAACGCCGGGAGCGCGAATCCGTGGCGGCGGATCAGCCGGATCGTGCAGACCACGAGCAACACGTGGAACGGCGTCAACAGCGCCGGGGTCAACGCGGCGTGGCTGGGTGAGGCGACGATCGTCACTGACGGCACCCCCACCCTCGGTAACGTGGTTGTTACGCCTGTGAAAGCCGCCGCCTGGGTTTACGGGAGTTACGAGGTCCTCGAGGACACCGACTTCGGTCAGCAGCTCCCCGCGCTCCTCGCGGACGCGAAGGACAGGCTGGAAGAGGCCGCGTTCGCGACCGGCGCCGGGTCCACCACTGTCCCGCAGGGCGTCGTCAACGGCGCGACCACCGTGTTCACCGGCGCGACCACCCTGGTCTACGCGATCGGCGACGTGTACGGCACCCACGCGGCGCTGCCCGCCCGGTTCCGGAACAGCCCGGCGGTCGCGTGGGTGATGAACGTCGCCTACATCAACAAGACCCGGCAGCTCGACCCCGCCGGCGGCTCCAGCTTCTGGACGAACCTCGGTGAACTAGCCCTCGCCGCCTGACAGAGCGATCTGTCAGTGAACACCTCGCTGTATCGGTGAACCCCACCACTACCTTGGGGAATACCGAGGCAACCCGCACAGGGAGAGTCCGTAGAGACTACACGCGAGGCCCTGCCGTAAGCCCCCGGGACTGTGCATCCCGGCCAGGCTGGCAGGTGAAGATATAGTCCGGTCTGCACCGATGGGAAAGGTGCAGAGCCGCGCAGAAATGACGCGGCCCGCGTCCCCCAGTGGGCGCGGTAACAAAGACGAAGGGTCAGCCAGAAACGCTGCTCGGCGCGCCGATCTACGAGTCGACCACCATGTCGGCGGCCACGGCCGCGGGCACCCTGGAAGCCATCTTCGGGGACTTCAACCAGTTCATCATCGCGGACAGGGTCGGAGTCAGCATGATCTACGACCCCCTGGTCCAGGGCACGGGCGGCATCCTGCCCTCGGGCCAGGCCGGCTGGTTCATGTTCTGGCGGACCGGGTCGTCACTCTCGACGATCAACGCGTTCAGGGTCCTCAAGGGAGCCTGAACCCGGAAGGCGCAACTGCGGAAGGGCCGTGCTTCACGGCGCGGCCCTTCCGCACGGAAAGAGGAGACCGTCATGGCGGCACGCTACGCGCTGCAGGACTTCTGGTGGACCACGGCGGCGGGCGCGTCCGTCTTCATAGCGGAGGGATCGCTGCGGGACTCCGTGACATCCCCCGTGGCGGTGGCGCTGCCGTCGTTCTTCGGGACGGTCGCGCCGGTGGCGGGCGGGTCGCCGCACATGACGGGGCGGCGGGCGCAGCGCCTGGCGATGTACCCGGCGGACAGCGAACTCTAGGAGGCGGCGTCATGCCGATGCAGGCGATGGACTCGTTCGTGGCGGCGCTGAAGGACGGGTCGGAGATCCGGGTGATGAAAGGCGAGGTGCTCCCGGACAAGCATGAGCTCGTCATCCGGGACCAGAAGGGGTCCGGGACGCTGTTCCGGGCGCTGGACCTGGGTGAGGACCCGCCGGCGGGGCCGCGGCCGAAGGTCCCGCCGGGCCGGAAGGACACGTGATGGGCTTCACCGAACCGGACCGCAGGCCGCCCGGCCAGATGCCGGTGTCGGGGTTCGGCATCCAGGCGCCGTACGAGGCGGGTTCGCCGGACGGGATCACGGTGGGCGGCGACGCGGACGCGGGCGGCACTGACATCGTGTCCGCCACCGTCGCCGGGGCCGTGGCCAGCGCGGCGGCCCGGTACGGAGAGCTGCAGGGCGACACGTACGGCCAGGGCTCCCACATCGGCGACCTGATGGACCTGCCGCCCGCGCCGCCGCCATGGGAGGGCCCGTACTTCCCTGAGACCAACCAGAATCCCTCCGGAGGCTCGTGATGCCGATCACCCCCAGCGACAGCCCGTCAGCGCCGGCGCAGTACGACGCCGTTACCCCGGCCGGCACGGCGCCGCGCCCGGCGCCGTACGACATCCAGGCGCCGTCGCCGCTGGCGGAATGCCAGGCGGCGTTCGACCAGGCGATCGCAGCGGGCGGCAGCGGGGTGCTGTACCCGATGTCGCCGCGGATCGCTGAGGCCCGGGCCCTGCTGGACTCCCCGCAGGGATCGCCGGAGATGGACGTATCGTCCGGTGCGGCCACCGGCTGGCCCACGGACGTGGAGCCGCCGGCGGGCTATGAGACGCCGCTGATCCCCGGCCCGCATGGCGGCTGAATCTCGGCAGCCGCTAGCGGTCGTGCAGGATCTGCGCGAGTTCGGACAGGTGTGAGGTCAGGACGTCGCGGTTTATGTGGTGCTCGGGGATGCCCGCGGCGCGGATGGCCCATCCCTGGACGTTTTCGTAGGTGCGAGGCGGCATCCAGCCCTGCTCGTATAGCAGATGCTCAATGCGGTCTACGACTAGCCGGGCCGTGCGGTCGCGGTCGATCTCGGTTGCGGTGCCGTACGCGGAGTCCTCCAGCTCGTCCGCTATCGCCTCAGCCAGGGCCTTCTCGTCCTCGTCGGTCATCTCATCAAGATACGGGAGCCACTGGTGCCCGATCACGCGGTCATCGGCTACTGCCACCCGGGCACCGTCCGCGCCGAGTTCGCCGCCTCCCTGCTCGCCGTGGCGATGGAAGGCCGGACCCCGCTGGACAGCGTGATCGCGCTGGAGTCCGGGCCGAACATCTCCACGCCGCGGAACATGATCTGCCGGGAGTTCCTCGACGCCCAGCAGGCGCCGTGGCTGCTGATGTGCGACGCCGACATGTGGTTCCCGGCGGACACCCTGGACCGGCTCATCGCCGCGGCGGACCCGGCGGACCGTCCCGTGGTCGGCGCGCTGGCGTTCAGCAAGAACGCGGACGGCGGCGAGCCGTACTCCACGATGTACGAGCTCACCGATAAGGGTGAGGGGCGGCTGGCGTTCGTGCGGTACAAGACGTGGCCGGAGGACACCTGCGTGCAGGTGTCGGCGACAGGCGCGGCGTGCCTGCTGATCCACCGCGACGCGCTGCTCGCCGTGGAGAAGGACACCGGGGATATCGCGGCGCCGTGGTTCCGGGAGACCGGGCTGCGGAATGCCCCCCTCGCGCTGATGGGGGAGGACATGACGTTCTGCCTCCGCGCCGCGGCGGCGGGGATCCCGGTGCACGTCCACACGGGTGTCCGGGTGGGTCATATGAAGGTAACGATGCTGATCTAGGAAGGCTGAACGATGGCTGTTGCCAGGTATTACAAGGTCGGCGTCTTCGACACCTCGACCGCTCTCGGCACGGGCGCGACCTCGACGGTGACGACCCCGATCCCGCTCCTGCACGGCACGACGATCGCCACCCAGGACATCAACATTTCCGCGGTCCGCTGCAGCGTGATGGGTGCGGCGGCGTTCCCGGCGAACGCGTCGGTGATCTTCTCGCTGAATATCGTGACCGGTGCGCAGGCCGGCGGCAACGCGGCGGTGCCGCGGCTCCTGTCGGGCGGTTCGGCGCTGGCGGCGAACACGACGTTCCTGACCGCGGGCGGCACGGCGGCGGCGCCGATCACGACCGTGACGATGACCACCGAACTATGGGCGCAGAGCATCCCGTTCACGGCCGGCAGCTCCTGGGGTGAGTGGTTCACTCCGGGGTTCGAGATCAACATCCCGATCTCCACCAAGTTCGCCCTGCTGGTGACCGCGAGCTCGGCGGGGACGGCGACGACGTTCGCCGGCGAGCTCGAGTTCACCGAGTAACACGGGGGTTTAGGGGGCCCGGCGGCCGGGAAATCGTGGTGTGCCGGGCGGTCTCCGGGCCGGGACACACGACTCCCTCTCTCCCGGGCCGCCCGGCCCGCATCCCGGGCCGCCCGTGTGAACCAGCGGTAAACGACCCGAGGTGAAAGGACGCCCCCTATGGGTAACTACTTCCCGGTCTCGAACCCCGCGACCAACTACACGTTCACGGCCGCCGGGCCGGTCACCGGCGGTGACCCGCTGGAGCTGACCGGCTCCGGGTCAGGGGACGGGCAGGTGCAGCGGGCCGCATCCGGGGCCCGGTACGCGGGGATCGCCGGCAAGGACACGGCTTCCGGGCAGACCCTGTCCGTGTACGTCGGCTGCGCCGTGTTCTACGGCCCTGCCGAAGGCACGGTGACCGCGGGGGACCTGCTGACTCAATCACTGGTTCCCGGCCGGCAGGTCAAGACCGCGCCGCCCGGCGCCGAGGTCATCGGGAAGGCGTTCGGCAACGCCGCCGACGGCGCGCAGGTTCACTGGAAGCAGTTCTAGCACCCAGCCATGGACGCCACGTACCGCATCCAGGCGAACTCCGGCACCGTTTCTTCTTCCGCAACGTGTACCCCGACCCTGCCGAACCCCACTACGGACGGGTCAACGCTGTTCATGTTCATCAGCAATTCCGGCACGGGAGCCCTTAGCACTAGCCCTCTCTATAATTCTGACCCGCCGTGGGTTCCGGATGCTGCGCATTCTACCGTCTGGCAGTGGTGGCGAAGAGATAACGAGACCGGCGGGGAGACTTCCTGGCCGCTCTCCACGACAGGGAGTATCGCCGCTAACTGGATCTGGCGGGTAGAAGAATGGGCAGGGCTGTCTACTGTCTCGCAGCCGGATGCCACTTCATCGAACCCCGGCACGAATACACCTTCGATTGATGTCGGCTTGCAAGTCAACCCTGCCGCCGGGTCAACCGGGGCGGGGTCACCGGCCAGCCCTGACGTGCCCGACTTCGCGGGTATAGGCGTATTCCGCACTAACGCCGGATCGGCGGCCTGGCCTGCGGCTCATACCTGGACGGCCGGCTGGTCGGAGATTGACTACCAGCACATCGGGGACGGCAGCACGACAGGCAACATGGCCATGTTCATCGTCGAATCGTACCCCGGAGTAACCGGGTCTTTGCCCTGTGCCCTGACCTGGGATAATAGCGGCGGCGGTACATATACGGATAAGCAGGTCGATGCCTGGGTGGGCTGTTACCAGCCTGCCGATCCCGGCCCCGCCCTCGGGATCCTGGCGTCATGACGGACCTGTTCCTGACAAACGCCAGCCAGTCAGCCGGCACGCCCGGCGGTACGGAGACAACCCGGTGGCGGCTCTCCGGTACCGCCGGCAACTCGGGCAAGATATGCAACAAGAACACCGCCGCCGGGCCGACCGCGCCGCTGGGCGTCACCGACTCTGCCACCGCCGGCACAGACGGGAACAGCCTGGCCTGGTACAGCGACCCGCTCGCCCCGGTGACGATCGCGGGTCAGATCGTCGCGTCGCTGTGGGGCGTGGAATCGGCCAGCACCGCGAACGCCGCCCCGTGCATCGGCGTGTACCGGTGCGCCGCCGACGGCACCGTCCTGGCCGCCATCTGCGACCCCGCCACGGCGGGGAGCCAGGGCGGCCTGGAGTTCGCCACCGCCGCCGCCGCCAAGACCTGCACCCTCACCGCCGCCATGGTCACCGACACGACCCTCGCGTCCGGGGAACGCCTCAAAGTCACCCTGTGCATCGATGACGCCGCTGACCAGGGCGGCTCCGGGAGCATGACGGCAGTCAGCCGGTCTGTCCAGTTCACCATCAACGGCGTCACCGGGCAGGCCGGGCAGTCGCGGATCGCGTTCACCGAGACGATCCTGTCCACCGGGGGCGGCCTTATCTTCCCCGCCGTCGCGGGACGGCCGGCGAACCCGGGCCGCGAGACCCCCGTCATCATCTCCGGCGGCTAGGAAAGGAGGCGGTTTCATGGCGCGCGTGGCAGCCGCGTACCGCACCACCGGAGCCGGGTCGGCGACCCTGCCGATGGCCAGCCTGTACTCCCTCGCCACCGGCGGCCTGTGGCTGGTCGAGGTCGGCATCACCAACACCACCGTCACCGCGTTCGAGGTCTCCCTCAAGCGGGTCTCCACCACCGGCACCCAGGGCACCGCCCAGACCGTGACCTACGAGGACAACGACGCGAACCTGACCGCCAAATGCGACCCGCGGGACACTCACACGGTCGCGCCGACGCTGGTGGCCGGGGAGATCCGCCGGGCCAGCCTCGGCGCGTCGATCGGCTCCGGGATCATCTGGACGTTCGGCGGCCGGGGCCTGTTCCTGCCGTCCGCCACGACCAACGGGTTCGCGCTGATGCCGATCACCGGGACCGGCCAGATCTGCGACGTGTACTGGAGTGTTGATCAGTGACGTTTGCTTCACTCGACCAGTAGTCAATAACCCCGGGGCGCACGCCGGAGGGGATTAGCCGATGGCGCTCCGCAACTCCCCTAAGCCGCCCGCCCGGGTCATCCGCCTCGGCTCCCGCATCCTCAAGCCCGCCGCCGCCACCGCCGGCGGCGGCGGCGGGGCGGTCACCATCCGCGGGACCCCCGGCACCGACGGCGACGGCTCTACTACCACCGCGACCGCCCGTGCCCCGGCCATCACCGCGGGGACCGTCGCCGGCGAGCTGATGGTCGCGTTCCTGGCCTTCAACATCTCCGGTGCGCAGACCCTCACCGCTGACCCCACCTCGGCCGGGTGGACGCGGCTGCACCAGACCGCGCAGACCAACGACGCGATCGACTGCGTTTACAAGTATTTCTCGCCGGGGGACGCGGCGCCGTCGTGGACGATCTCGGCGGCCACGTCCTGCTGCGCCGTGTGCATCACGTTCTCCGGGGCGGTCACCTCCGGTGCCCCGGTCTCTGCGAACTTCCTCGGCGGGTCCGGGACGACGACGGCGCACTGGGCGGGGATCACCCCCGCGCATGCCGACGATTTCCTGGTTTTCCTGAACGCGATCCGGCCGGGCACCGCCGGCGTGGTGCCGACGGTCACTACGCCATCTGGGGGTACGGGCGGGGCGGTCACGCAGACCGTTTACAGCCCGAACATCGCCGGGTCGGCTGAAGAGGCCATCGCGTTCTGCTGGCAGCAGCTGACCGCGGCGACGGCGGTCGCGCAGCAGGACATTACCTCCGGGATCAGCACGGCGTCGTCGTGTAACTGCGAGGCGCTGTGCATCGCCGCCGCACCGCCTGCCGCCGGGGGCGGCGCCCCGGCGCCAAGGCGGCCCGTCCAGGCGCAGCGCCTGCCCGCGCAGGGCGGCCGGGTCATCCGCCGCGCCGGGACCTACGCGCAGACCGGACCCCCCGTCAAGCCCGCCAGCGGTCCGATCCAGGCGCGGCAGCCGCTGCCTCCGCGGGGCCGCACCTCGAGCCGGGCGGGGACCTATGCGGGTCTCGGGCCGGCGGTCAAAGCACTGCCGGGGCCGGTCCGGGCGAGGATCCCGCAGCCAGTCCACGGCGGCCAGGTTAGCGGGCGGCGCGGCACGTTCGGCGGTCTCGGGCCGGCGGTCAGGGCGCTCGCGCAGGCGGTCGCCGGGAAACTCCGCGGGCTGCCGCCACGTGGCCGCACCGCCAGCCGGGCGGGCACGTACGGGAACCTGGGCCCGGCGCTCAGGTCTCTGAGCGGCCCGGTCCGCGCGGTCCGCCAGCCACCCCAGCCGGGCGGCCGCGCGGCCGGCCGGGCGGGGACGTTCACCTCGGCGGCGCCGCAGGCAGGCCCGCCGGTCTACCCGCTCCACGGCCCCGTCCAGGCCCGGCGGCTCCCGGCCCGCGGCGGCAGCACCGCCAGCCACCGCGGCGCCTACGGCGGCCTCGGCCCGCCGGTCAGGCCGCTCAGCGAACCCGTCAAGGCGCAGCCAGGACCGCAGCGGGGCGGGCGCACGGCCAGCCGCGCGGGGACGTTCACGTTCGTCTCCCTCACCTCCGGTCCCCCGGTCTACCCCCTCGGCCACCCGGTGCAGGCCCGCAGGCTCCCCCAGCGGGGCGGTTCCGCCAGCAGCCGCGACGGTGCCTACGCGGGCACCGGGCCGTCCGTCAAGCCCGCCAGCGGCCCTGTCCGGGCGCAGCCGGGACCGCAGCGAGGCGGCCACGTCAGCAGCCGCGCCGGGACCTACACCGCCGTCGCCCTCACCAGCGGCCCGCCCGTCTACCCCCTCGGGCATCCCGTCCAGGCGAGGCGCCAGCCGCTGCAGGGCGGCCGGGTCATCCGCCGGGCCGGGACCTACGCGCAGGCCGGGTCGCCGGTCAAGCCCGCCAGCGGTCCCGTCGGGGTGTACCGCAGGCAGCCGCCCCCGCCGACCCGCGGTAGGACCGCATCCCAGCGCGGCCCCTACGCGCAGGCCGGGCCCCCGGTCAGGCCGCTCGGCCACGCCCTGCGCGCCCAGCCCGCCAAGCCGGTCCTCACCGGCCGCGCCGCCTGGCGGCCCGGGACCTACACGGCACCGTTCATACCGCCGTTCACCATCGGCGCGCTCACCGCCGCCGACAAGGCATCCGCCGTCCTCACCGCCGCAGGCAGCTCGAGCGCCCTCACGGCCAGCACAGCCGCGACGGCGGCACTCACAGCCGGAGACCAGCGAACAGGCGGTCCTTCATGAAGACGTGCCGCTGCGGCCATACCGCCGCCGTCCACCAGCACTACCGGCCGGGCAGCGACTGCGGGCTGTGCGACTGCGCCCGCTACTGGCGCCGCTGGTTCGGCTCACTCTGGCACCGGAATGGAGGGTGAATGGCCCGCTACCCCCTCGGCCAGCCGGTGCGGCAGTCCACCACCGTCCGCCAGCTCAACGTCGACGGCACCACCACCCTCGTCAACGCCACCACGCTCACGCTCGTCGTGAAGCTGGCGCAGGCTGACGGCACGCAGCTGACCACGGGCACCTACGCCAGCCCTGCCAATGACGGTACCGGCCTCTACCACCAGGACGTCCCGGTCACCGACCTCGCCAGCGCGGGCCACTACCAGTACGTCTGGACGAGCACTGGCACCGGGGCGGGTGTCAGCTTCGGCGACTTCGACATCTTCGACCCCTTCGAACCAGCCGTCCTCCCGCTGCAAGACGGCAAGGACATGCTCAACATCCCGCAGGCCACCACCACCTACGACACCGAACTCGCCTCCTTCATCGCAACGATCGAGTCGAACCTGGAACGGGCCACCGGCGGACCCCTGGTCAATAAGGTGATCACCGCCGAGCGGACGGAGATGATGAGCAGCCAGACGGTCATCCCCGTCCGGCAGCGCCCCCTGGTGTCCGTCACCAGCATCGCCTCCGCGTCCGGCAGCAACATCGACATCAGCGGGGGCCTGAAGCTGGACGTCAACGCGGGCCTCATCCGCAGGCCGCTGGGGCTCCCGTTCTACGGCCCGTTCTTCACCTGGCTCCCCGAGGTGTACGTCACCTACGTGGCCGGATGGGGCGTGTCGGTCCCGGCGGCGTTCAACCTCTTCTCCCGGATCGTCCTGCAGAACCTGTGGGACACCCAGCACGGCCCGTCGTCGCGGCCGTCGATGGGCGGCGAGGACATGACCACACCGCAGGGGTTCTCGTTCGCGATCCCCAACGCCGCCGCTGAACTGCTGGCCGGCAGCCAGAACGGCGTCCCGTTCCTCAGCGAGGCCTTCATCTGATGCCGACGGTCACGAGCAAGCTGCCACCGCTCCTTGACTACTTGGTCAGCTTGTTCCAGGCGGCGGCCACGATCGGCGCCGCCACTCCCCCGGTCACCGTATTCGACGGCCCCCAGACCACCGAGCTCGACCCGCCCCTCGCCCTGTGGGTCGGCCTCCCGGACCCCGACAACCCCGCCGCGGAGACCGCCGCGGACTTCACCCAGACCTGGGCCGCGCTCGGCCGCCTCGGACGCGACGAGATCATCACGATCCACTGCTGCGCCCAGGCGTGGTCGGGGGTTGATGACGTGCGGACGGTCCGGCTGGCCGTCACCGGGATCACGTCGGCGGTGGAGACGCTGATGCAGGCCGACACGACCCAGTTCGGGGGGAACGTCCTGTACCCGGCCCCCGGATTCGCCAGCGGGTCACTCAGCCAGAACAACACGCAGCAGGGCGCCATCGCCCGCATCCCGTTCGACCTAGTGTTCCGCGCGCGTATCGGAGGATGACCGTGAGCAAGGTCAAGAACATCAGCGGGGGCGCGCTGGACGTGCCGCTGCTCGACCGGATCGTCGAGGACGGCGAGGTCGTCGAGGTCCCCGACTTCCAGGCCGACGGCGAATCCCCCATCATCTGGCCGGGGAACCGGTGGGAACCCGTCACCGACAAGACGGCGAAGGCCGCGAAGGCGGATGACTCGAGCGGGAAGGCGGCCGGGTAATGCCGACCTATGCAAGCGGTCTTTCGGGTCAGATCGGCACCGTGCCGGAGGTGACCTACGGGACGCCCGTCACGGTAACGCGTTTCTACGAGTTCCTCTCGGAGAACTTCCAGTTCAACCCGGCGTTCCTCGACGGGATGGGGCTGAAGGCCGGGCAGGCGTTCAACCGGTCCACCCGCACCGTCGTCTCCCAGTTCGACGTGAACGGCGACCTGACGATGGAGCACACGTCCGGTGAGGCCGCCACCGCGATCGCGGACAGCATGGGATTCTGGTGGAAATACGCGATCGGGTCCGCGTTCACCACCCCGGTCGTCGTCCTGGGCACCGCGTTCAGCCAGACCCACGTCAACGGGTCGAAGGCCGGGCAGTTCCTCACCGTGCAGGTCGGCCGCCCCCAGATCTCCGGCACCACCGTGCAGCCGTTCACGTACACCGGGGTCGTCATCACCGACTGGGAGTTCAGCTGCAACGACAACCAGATCGCCCAGCTGAAGCTCACGTTCGACGGGCAGACCGAGCTCACCTCCACGGGCCTGGCCGCCGCGTCATACCCCACGCCGAACGGGCTGTTCTCCTTCGCGAACGCGGGCACGTTCACCCTCGGCGGCACCGCCACCACCAGCGCGGGCGTGACCACCGTCGCGGGCGGCTCCGCGGTCGGCTCCCGCGTCACCGGCATCGTCCTCAGCGGGTCCACCCCGATGAAGGTCGACAGATTCGGGCTGGGCAACGCCGGCCTTAAGGGCGTGCCGATCGAGAACGCCATCCCCACCATCACGGGCACCCTGAGCACGGAGTTCTTCTCAAGAACCGAGCTCTACGATGTGTTCAAGGCCAACACCACCCAGCCGCTGCAACTCGACTTCACCAAGTTCGACAGTGCGGGGAACGACGCGAACGGTGTCGCCGCAGGTCCCAACCCCTACCGGCTGTCCTTCATTCTCCCGGCAGTGCGTTTCAAGTCGGCTGCGGTCAACATAGGCGGGCCGGACGTGCTCGGCCAGTCGGTCGGCTTCCAGGCATACGACGACGGCACCACCAACCCCGTCATCCAGGTCCGCATCATCAGCAAAGAGCAGACCATCTAAGCCTGCCCGGCGCCGGCGTCTGGGCCACGCCCACTCACCGGGCCGGGATAGCCGCGGGCGGCGGCGGGGGAACCACAGCCGCTGCCGGATGAGCGGCCTCCACGTCCGCCGCCGGGTCCTTACCGCCGGGCCCGCCATGCGCCGATGCGCCGCGAGATGAGAAACGCGGCGAGCAGGGCGGCGAGCAGCCCGAAGAAGTCAACGGCCAGCAGTATGTGCCACATGCGCTCATGATGCCACGCGAACGGAGGTGCGGCTATGCCCGGCGCTGATCAGGCGATCCTGGCCGACCGGCTCCGCAAGGCGGCCGAACCCATCGCGGAGGACGCCCGCCGCCGGTCCGCAGCCTGGTCCCGCCGCGTCCCCGCCTCGGTCAGGCTGCAGGGCGGCGCGTCCCGCATCACCATCGCCGCCGGCGGCGCCCGCGCTCCGCAGGCGCTGACGATGGAGGGCTACCCGTCCGGGCTGCCCCGCTCCCACCCCGTCTACGCCCGCGGCCCCCGCCGCCGCGGCCCGCTAGTCGGGGGCCGCGGCCACTACCATCACGTGCCCCCCGGCTGGACGTGGGCGAAGCAGATCCCCGTCCGCCCGTTCCTCGCCCAGGCCGTCGACGCGAAACAGGACGAGATGGTCCGCATCTTCGCCGGCATCATCGACGACTGGGCTCACCAGCTCGGCTACAAGTGAGGAACGCCTTGATCATCGACTATGAGGGCACCGTCTACGAGTTCGACCTGGACGACCTGACCGTCAAGCAGGCCATCAAGATCGAGAAGCACATCGGCGGGCCCCTCGAGCAGTTCGAGAAGGGCATCGGCACCGGGAACCTCGCCGCGTACCAGGCGCTGGGCTGGCTGATCCTCTGCGGCGGCGACCAGACCCCCATCGCCGACGTGGATTTCAAGATCGCGAAGCTGAGCAAGGCGTTCGAGGTGGCGGTCAAGGCCGAGGCTGAGGCCGCGAAAGCGGAGGCGGGGCCGGGCCCTACCGTTCCCGCCGCGGAATCGAACGGCCGGACGTCCGACCCCGTGTCGTCACCCAGCGGGTAAGCCTGCTCCGCGCCCGGTACCTGGTCCCCCTGGCCCGGGATTTCAGCGTGCCCCCGGCTGCGGCGGACGCCCTGACCGTGGCGGACTTCGCTGCGCTCACCGATGCTGTCGACGCCCAGGCCGCAGCCGACCGGCACCAGGCCGCACGGGACGGGAGGTAACCGCGTGGTCCTGGTCAAGTCAGTAGAAGTCGACATCGGCGTCAAGGGCGACCGCGAGTCGAAGGCGAAGCTCGACGACATCAGCAAGCGGGCCGAGGAACTTCGCAAGGCGTTCCCCGAGTACAAGCTGAAGATAAACTCGGCTGCCGCGAGCGAGCGGCTGAAGGTGTTCCGGGCGCAGCTCGCCGAGGCGACGAAGGACCGCACCGCGACGGTCAAGGTCAAGGTTGACAACTCCGAGCTGAAGAAGGCGCTAGGCGGCCTGAATCTGAATCCGGGGCTGCTAGGCCCGGCGGTGGCGCTGGCCCCGGCCGCCGGCGTGCTGGGCGGCGTCGCGGCGGGCGCGGCCGCGGGGCTGGCGGGGGCGTTCACCGCCGCCGCCGGGGCCCTGGCCGCGTTCGGCGCGGTCGCCAAGCCGGTGTTCGCCGATGCGAAGAAGGCCGCCGGGGCTGTTGAGAAGGCGCAGAACGCCTATAACATCGCCATCGCGAACGGGGTCCCCCCGGCCAAGGCGTTCAAGGCCGAGCAGCTGGCCATCGCGAAGGCGTACGCGGGCATGTCCCCCGCCCAGATCGCCCTGAGCAAGCAGCTGGGGGCGATGGCGAACTCGTGGGACGCGGTGAAGGCCGCGCAGACCCCCGTCGTCGCCGGGGCGCTCCAGCCGTGGCTGAAGTCCGTCACCGACCTGACCGGCAAGCTGGGGCCCATCATCGCGAAGGTCGCCCCGGTGATCGGCAAGCTGGGCGGCCAGTTCGACGCCCTGATCAAATCGCCGGCGTTTACCAAGTTCCGGGACTTCATCGCGAACACCGGGTCGAAGGCGGCCGGCGCGATCGGCAGCGCCCTGATCGGCTTCATCAACGCGTTCATCACGCTGCTGCCGAAGTTCAACCCGCTGATCCAGAAGGCGATCGGGTGGATCGCCGGGCTGGGCCCGGCAGTGGCGACGTGGGCGTCCAGCAAGAAGGCATCCGACGACATCACCAAGTTCATGCAGTGGTTCTCCCAGAACGGCTCCGCCGTCGGGGGGCTGCTGAAGAACATCGGCGGGGCGCTGAAGGCGATGGCCCCCGGGCTCACCGCCGGGGGGACATCCGAGATACAGGTCATGTCCCAGTTCTTCGCGCTCGTCGCGAAGCTCCCGCCGGGCCTGGCGAAGCCGCTGTTCTCAGTGGCGGGGGCGATGCTGATCCTGAACAAGATGGGCGTGGTGACCGTCGGGATCAAGCTAGTCGGGCTGGGTGCCGCCGCCACCGGGGCGGGCACGGCCGCCGGCCCGTTCGCCGCCGCCGGCGCGGCCATCGCCGCGGGGATCCTCCTGGAAATCCGCCGGGACATCTCCAAAGGCTGGAAAACAGCGATCTCCGACCTCCCGAAACTGCTCGAGGGCGTCGGCGGCATCCTGAACTTCTCCGCGTCCGGGTGGGCCAACACGATCCTGGACCACTTCTCCAAGCCGGTCCGCAAGATGTGGGACGACCTGGGCCACTTCCTGGTGAACAGCTTCGACATCACCCGGCATCAGGTGTCCCACTTGTGGGATGTCCTGATGAACGTCCTGGCCAAGTCGTTCGACATCTTCAAGAACCTGGTCGGCATCAAATGGGACGACATCAAGCTGACGTTCCTGCGCGGCGTGCAGTACATCCTGAACATCATGGGGAAGCTCCCCGGCCCGCTGGGCGCCCCGTTCCGGGCTGCCGCTAAGGACATCGGCGGGTCGATGGCCGCCATCCAGGCTGATGTCCGCCGCCGCATCGGGCAGATCCAGAAGGACTTCGACTCAATCCACGGCAAGACCGTGACGCTGCAGATGATCGCGTCGGGACAGGGCGGGGTGAAAGTCGCGTCGCCGGGGCAGGCCGCGAAGCTGATCATGCTGTCCCGGCTGGCCGGCGGCGGCCTGATCCGGGCGGGTACCGGGCCGGCCGCTGATGACGTGCCCGCGATGCTGTCCAGGGGTGAGGTGGTCGTCCCCGCGGGCATGGTGCGGGCCGGCGCGGTCGACCACCTGCGGGGCCGGCTGCCCGGGTTCGCGGCCGGGGGGCTCGCCACGCTGGGGCGGCAGGCCGCCGCCATGCCGGGGGCAGTCTCCGGCGCTGTCGCGGCGGGCACTGGCGCGGCGCTGACCGCCGAGACGCGTGCCGCCGTGCAGGCGATGGCGGCCGCGATCGCGGCCGCGTTCAACCCGTTCGCCGGGATCAGCGGGGTCCCGTCCGGCGGGCCGATCGGAGCGGGCGCGGCGGCGGCACAGGCGTTCGCCAAGTCGATCCTGTGGGCGTACGGGTGGGGGCAGAACCAGTTCCCGCCCCTCCAGGCCCTCTGGAACGGCGAGAGCGGCTGGCGATGGAACGCCCTCAACCGCAGCTCAGGAGCCTACGGGATCCCCCAGTCGCTGCCCGCCTCGAAGATGGCCTCGGCGGGGGCGGACTGGCGGACCAACGCGGCCACCCAGATCCGGTGGGGCCTCGGCTACATCAAGAGCAACCCGAACTACGGTTCCCCGGCCCGCGCCTACTCGCTGTGGCTGTCCCGGTCCCCGCACTGGTACGACCGGGGCGGCTGGCTGATGCCGGGCCTGTCCCTCGCCTACAACGGCACCGGCCGCCCCGAGCAGGTCATCCCCCCCGGCCGCGGCGGCGGCACCACATATGTGATCAACGTGCAGTCCTCACCGCTGGCACGCCCCGCCGACACCGGCCGCGCCGTCGTCACCGCCATCAAGGAGTTCGAGAAGCGCTCCGGGAAGGGCTGGCGGTCGTGACTCCTGACGACGCGGAGAACTTCTGCGAAGAGGACGAGGATCTGCAAGAGGTCTTCGCCCGGTACGACTCCGGCCCGCGGGGTATCACAGGTCCGCCAGTCGACGCTGCCGCCCAGATCCGGTGGGGCCGGGATTACATCCAGCGCACGTACGGCCGGCGGTCGTGACCACGCCGCTGCCGGTCCTGCCGATGATCGTCGTCGAGGCCGCCCTCGTCCCCGCCGAACCCGTATCCGGGCCCGGCACGTTCCTCCTGAACGATGCCAGTTTCGGGCTGCTCGACACCGACGTCCTCGGCGACGGCGGCACCTGGACCGACATTTCCCCCTATGTCCTCGGGTTCACGGTCACCCGCCCGTCGACGCGGGTGCAGGGGCCGCTGCTCCAGTTCCAGGCGGCCACCGCCAGCATCCTCCTCGACAACTCCGACGGCCGGTTCGACCCCGACAACCCCGGCTCCCCCTATGTGTCCGGAGGGGTGTCGCAGGTCCACGCGATGATCCCCGTCCGGATCCGCGCGAACTTCGGCGCCGTGGGGTACCCGCTGTTCTCCGGGTTCGCCGACTCCTGGACCGAGACCGCCGACCCGTACAACGCCGGCTACTCCGAGTGGACGCTGGCCGCGACGGACGGGTTCAAGGTCCTCGCCGGGATCAACCTCGCCGCCGGGGGCGCCCTCGGATCCGGGGAACTGTCCGGCGCCCGCGTCAACCGGATCCTCAACCTCGCCGGCTGGTACACCGGGACCGCGCCCGGCGCCCGGAGCATCGCCGCGGGGAACAGCACGGTGCAGGCCACCACGCTGGGTGACACGGCGCTCAGCCTGATGCAGCAGGCGTCCGACGCGGAGATCGGCCTGCTCTACGTCGACGGGGCCGGGACGCTAGTGTTCCGCGACCGGCTCTCCCTCATCTCCGGCGCCCGCTCCGCCACCTCCCAGGCCACATTCGGGGACCTCCCGTCGGGGGTGACGGAACTGCCCTGCGCCGGGATCTCCCGCGCCGATGATGACACGACCATCGCGAACGACATCCAGGCCACCCGGGTAGGCGGCGGGACCCCGGTCATGCAGGAAGTCACCGACGCCGCGTCCATCGCGAAATACCTGTTCCCGAGAACCTACCCCCGCAGCGACCTGATCCTCCAGGACGACCTGACGGTGTTCCTGTGGGCCGGGTGGGTCCTGTACATCAGCAAAGACGGGGAGGACCGGTTCGAGCAGGTCACCGTCGACCCCGCCGCCCAGCCGCAGGATCTGTGGCCGCAGGTCCTCGGCCGCGACATGGGCGACCGGATCACCATCATCAAACGGCCCTCCGGCGGGGCGTTCACCGTCACCCGCGACGTGTTCATCGCCGGGATCACCCACACCTACAACGCCATCACATCGGAATGGGCGACGACATGGACGATGGCCGACGCCACCAAATACGGCAGCTTCCTCACCCTGGATAACGCCATCACCGGCAAGCTCAACCAGAACGCGCTGGCGTTCTTACAGGTCAGGAGACTTGAGTGGCGCTTCCCGTCTGGGTCCCTGGGCAAGTCCTGACCGCCTCCGACGTGAACACGTGGTTTGTCCCGACGCTGGTCGTGAAGCCGTCGGACCAGTCCGTCACGTCCTCGACGACGCTGGTGAACGACACGGCCCTGCTCCTGCCCGTCGCGGCGAACGCCCTCTACACGTTCAACCTGGTCCTGCTGCTCATCGCCAACGACACCGCCCAGATCAAGATGCAGTTCACCGGCCCGGCGGGCGCGACGATGCAGTCGGGGATCATGGGGTTCAACACGGGCGCGACGTTCGGCGCGACGACCCGCGCCATCGCCACCCCGGTCACGTTCACCGGTAACGGCGTGGCGCAGGTCCCGCTTTTCTGGCAGGGCACCGTCCAGACGGTGGGGACGCCCGGCACGTTCCAGTTCCAGTGGGCGCAGAACACGTCGAACGGGACGGCGTGCACGGTGAAGGTCGGGTCGTCGCTGTGCCTGGTTCGCGCCGGGTGAGGCTCGTCGCAGCGCTGGCCGCTATTGCCGTGATGACCCTGGCCGCGTGCGCGGGCACCAGCATCACCGCCCCCGCGGCTGCCGTGGCATGCCCGGTCCTGGTCGCGCACAAGGGCCTCCACTGGCCCTACTCCGCCTACCCGGAGAACAGCCTGGGCGGTGAGCAGGCCGCGTTCCGGGCTGGTGCCCCGTGGGTGGAGACCGACGTCCACACCAGCCGGGACGGCGCCTGGGTCGTCATGCACGACTGGACCGTCGACCGGACCACCACCCGCACCGGCCTCATCTCCGGCTACACCGCGGCGCAGCTCGGCGCGATGCACCTCACCCAGCAGCCAGACGTCGAAGACCCCACCACGTCGATCGTCCCCGGCTTGGGGCGGTACTTGCAGATCGCCCGGTGGAACCACGGCCACGTCGAGGTGGAGATCTCCCCTGGTAGCCTGACCGCCGCGCAGCTGGCGGCGTTCATCAGCGCCTACGACAGCCAGGCCGGGTGGCGGTATGACCGGGTGTCGTCGTTCTACCCGGCGGTGCTCGCCGCGGTGCGGCGGGCGGACCCGCGGATCCGGACGGACCTGCTGCTGTTCGGCGGGTTCGCCCCCGCCGCCGGCAGCGTCCAGGAGGATGTCCCGTTCGGGCTGCTGACCGCCGCGACGGTGGCCCGTTTGCACCGCGACCGCATCGCGGTGGACGCCTGGACACCAGACGACCCCGCCGCATGGCACAAGCTGGCCGTCATGGGTGCCGACATGATCACCACCGATGATGTGCGCGGCTACCTGGCCGGAGACTGCTAACGGAGAGGCAGCGAGCACCCGGGGGAGGCTGGCATGGCTACTGGCGACCCCGCCGGGGCGGCGCCGGGCGCAAGCCCCGGACCCGGCGTCGACCGTTTCGGCACGCCGGTCGTGGATCCCACCCAGAACGTCCTGGATCTGGTCGAGGCCGCGATCAAGCGGCAGGACGACCTCCGCGAGATGCAGGCCAGGTACGTCGGGCGGATCGGCGAGATGCGCGAGCAGCACGCGACGTACATCGCCGAGCTGCGGTCGGTCTACCAGAAGGAGCTCCGCGAGGCCGAGACCGCCCGCATCGACGCGATCCGCGCTGTCGACGTCGGCGCGGTCAACCGGGCCGCCGAGGTGTCCGCGGCCCAGGCGGCGACCCTGGCCACCCAGGTCGCCACGTCCGCCGAAGCTCTCCGCGGGCAGGTCGAGGCGGCACGGCAGCAGACCGCCGCCGCCCTCGCCGCCGCCCTCGAGCCGATCCAGAAAGACATCCAGGACCTCCGCCGCGCCCAGTACGAGGCGCAGGGCCAGAAAACCCAGGTCGTGGAGAGCAGCACCAGCGACCGGGACGCGCTCGCGCTAGAGGCGGCCAAGATCCAGGCGGCATCGCAGCGGACCCAGGTGTACGGCCTGATCATCGCGGCGATCGTCCTCGCGCTCAGCATCTACGCCGCGTTCCATCATTGAGTGAGGCTCTCTTGAAACGCGCACTGACACCCAGCACGAACGCGCCGGGCCTGGGTTCAGCCGCCGCCGCGATCTACGCGGCCGTCGTCATGATCTGGAACGCCACGCATCACCACGCCGTGATCGACCCGCAGGTCATCGTCGCCGCCCTGGGTGCGGCCGCGTTCCTGTACGCCCGGTTCAAGGTGACCCCGGTCGCGGATCCGAAGGACGGCAACGGGCAGCCGCTCGTCGCCGCGCCGCCCGTCGCGCCTCTCTACTGGGCGGACCGGGTTGACCCGGAGGCGCTGCGGCCACCGCCCGTGCCGCCGGAGAAGACGCTGATCCAGCCTCCCGCCGCCCCGGAGTGACCCGCCGCGGCGGGAGCCGACTGAGGGGGCCGCTATGGCCTACTGCCACCGGTGCGGCAACTGGGCCGCCCTCGACGATGACGCCGCGTGCGCGGTGTGCCGTCTCGGGTGGCGGCCGTCCGCGCCGGCAGGCCCCGACCTCGGCACCCGACACCCAGGAGTCCCATGACCGACCCCGTGCCGTTCCGCGCTGGCAGCACCGAGAAAACCACCGGCCTGGCACCCATGACAGCACACCCCAGCCTCGCCGCCACGGTCGTCCTGCTCGCCGACATCTCAGAGTTCCAGCCCGACATCGCCGACGCCGCCTACCTCCGCTGGTCCAAGGCCATCGTCATCCGCGCCCTCTACGGCACCCGCACCGACAAAGCCTGGTACGGCGGCGCGCGGCGCGACGCCCTCCACGCCGGCGGCGCCCGGTTCACCGGGATCTACGCCTACATCAGGGCCGACCAGGACATCACCGCCCAGGCCAAGGCCCTGGTCTCCCTGCTCGGGAAGCTGCGGCCCGGTGAGAAGGTCATCGCCGACATCGAGGAAGGCATCGGGAGCCAGCAGGCCCGGTGGGTCACCTGGGCCAAGGCCGTCAACGCGGGGCTCGGTGACCCGCCGTGGGACTACTCCGGCCTCAACTACGCCGCCGCCCACGGGCTGCAGCCTGTCACCTGGGTCGCCGCGTACGGCACCCGGGAACCGGATCCGCCGCACCAGATGTGGCAGTTCACCGACCACTACGCCGTCCCCGGCGTCGGCACGGCGGACTGCAGCGTGTTCCACGGGAGCATTGATGACCTCGCCGCGCTCGCCTACCAGGGCGCCAAGCCGCCGCCGGCCGGGTTCACCGGTCACGGCGAGTACATCACCGCCGGGATGTACTCCCTCGCCCAGCTCGCCGCCAAGCTCGGCGTACCCCCCTCGACGCTGCTCCGCATGACCGCGGTCCACTACGGGACGTTCGGCCACGACCTGGCCGTCTACCTCAACGAGATCCACGCCGGGACCAGACCCGCCAGGACACCCCTGCCGAAGGGCATCAAGTTCTGGGTGGACTGACCCCGTTCCGCCCGGCGGCGGTGCGGCCTGCCGCCGGGCGGGCGCACCAGTAATACCACGAGCCCCGCACGTCAGACGACGTGCGGGGCTATTTTTGCGTGCCGGGCGGCGGCGATCTGCCTATCTCGTCGGCGAGCACCCCGGATGACGCGAGCCGCAGCAGGGGACCGAGCCTGGCCGCCCGCATCCTCGCCTCATCGCTGCGCCGGATGTCCGCCACCGGGCCCACCAGAAGCTGTTCCCGTCCGGTGAGCCTGCGCCGGATGTGGACCGCCTTCTGGGTGATCTCACGCCACTCGCCGAGCGAAGCGTCGCCGACCCCGGCCAGCTGCCGTTCGGCCTCGGACTCCAGGACAGCCTTGATCAGGCTTCCCGCTACGCTCGCGTGCCAGACCGGCCCGCCCAGGTTCATGTCCAGTCATTCGTAGCCGCTGTTGACCGTCAGGACCACGGTCAGGCCCGACGGCAGGCGCCGGGCGAACCTCGGGTTCATCGTCTCCACGGATAGGCGGCAATGCCAGTCGAGCGCTGTCTGCTGATGCCTGTTCACGACGCCTCGGCCTCGGCGATCAGCCGCTGCTTATACGCCAGCAGCGACTCCGGGGTGATCCGGACCAGCGCACCCATCTTCACCCGGGTCAGCTCCCCCGCCGCGACCAGGCGGCCGACGTTCTTCGGTGAGCATCGCAGCCGGGCCGCGACCTCGCTGACGGTGAGCAGGTCGAGCGCTTCCAGCCCTACGTCAGTCATCGGCTGATCATCGGCGCGTGCATGACCCGCGAGCCCGGCGTGATCGGCAGCGGCCCGGTGGACTTGATGCACTGGGTGAACCCGTTCTCGTCTTCCCACCACTCGGGGAACTCGGCGCCCGCCGGGCCCGGCGTGATCGTCTTGCTGCAGTGCTGGCACTTCATCATGCATCCCTTTCGCCTGCCGGGGCCCGGAGACAGGCTCCCGTGTTCTCCCGCCACGGTTGACGGTACATGGAGACATCCGGAGTCCACTCTAGACCAGACATGTCCCCCCTGGGTAGTGTTACCGGCATGGAAGAGGCACAGAAGGTCAGCGCTGCCACCGCCCTGGAGGAGATCCGGGAGCGCGACAAGCTCGCATGGGGACGCGACGGAGCCCTGATGGAACTTGGGGCAATCCTGAAGGGCAAGGACGACGTTCCCCATCTCCTCGCCGCCGTAGAGGCGGCACTGAAGCAACATGAGGAATTTGACGGCACCTGCAGCGGCTGCACTGACGCCTATGGCGATCCTGCCGCGTGGCCCTGCGAGGAATACCGGGCCATCACCGTCGCCCTGACCAGACAAGATGACAGGTAAGCCGGCCGGGGCGCGGCCCAACCGCGAAGGCAAACCCTGGCGGCGCGCCGACGGCCGCTGGCAAGCCCGCGCCTACCCCCCCGAAGGCGGCATCGACACCCGACCCCGCTACGTCTACGGCCGCACCCGCAAAGAGGCCATCGAGAAGCGCGCCGACCTCGAGGCGAAACTCGCGCAGGGCCTCCCGGAGGACCCGGCCCAGACCGTCGCCGACGCGTTCGCCCGCTGGCTGAACGTCACGCTCCCCCAGTACGTCCGGGCGGGCCGCCTGGCCGCCTCCACGATGGACTCGTACCGTGACAATGCGCGGCTGCACATCCTGTCCGGGCGTGACGGCATCGGCCATATCAGGCTCGCCGACCTGCGTGCTGACACGGTGAGGGAGTGGCAGGACCGGCTCTCGCGCAAGCCGTCCGGCCGCCAGTCGCCCGGAGGACCCCGCCGCACCCTGTCACCGCGGACCGTCGCGTACTGCCGGGAGATCCTCCACAAGATGATCGCCGACGCGATCCGCGACGAGACCGCCGGCCTCACCCGCAACGTGGTGGACCTGGTTGAGCCCCCGAAGGCGCGCCCTGCCGAACCGGTCATCCCCACCCCCGACGAGACCTCAGCGCTGCTGATCGCGATGGCCGACGACCGGTGGTGGTGCTACTGGCTGCTGGCGTTCCTGCTCGGGTTCCGCCGCGGCGAGGGCCTCGGCATGCGGTGGGACGACCTCGACCTGGAGCGGCGGATCTGGACGCCGGGCCTGCAGGTGCAGCGGCTCCGCGGCGACACCGACCCCGCCACCGGGAAACGCGGCCGGGGGCGGCTGGTGGCGAAGGAGCTGAAGACGCAGGCGTCGCGGGACCGGGCGTCGCTGCCTGACGCGGCCGTGGAGGCCCTGACGGTGTGGCAGCGGGAGCAGCGGAGGCAGCGGATGGCCGCGCCCGCGTGGGCTGATCTCGGCCTCGTGTTCACCACGAACCTGGGGACGGCGGTCGAGCCGCGGAACATCAACCGGCAGTGGGAGAAAGTCCGGGCCCGCGCGGGCATCCAGCGGCCGGCGCGGCTGCATGACCTGCGGCACGCCTGCGCGTCGTACGCCCTCGCCGGGGGCGCGGACCTGAAGACGGTACAGCGGATGCTCCGGCACGCGCGGATCTCCACGACGCAGGTGTACGTGCACGCGCTGGAGGACGTGCCGCGGGCCGGGGCGGACGTCATGGACCGGGTGCTTGAGGGGCTACGCCAGCGCTAGGACTGCTTTTCCGTCTCGCCGAGCGCCTGATCGAGCAGGATGGCGGCGGCGGCGTTGAGAGTGAGTCCCCGGGCGCTGGCGTACGCGGCTAGCCGAGCCTTCAGCGACGGGACGACGCGCAGCAGCAGGACGGCCCTCTCGCCTTCCTGCGGCCGGGTAATCTCGCTTGACGCCACATGGAAATGATAGCATACTGATAACAGCCTTCCCGGTGCGCTGGCGTCGGTTACTTCTCTTGCTCAGAAAACACGCCGCCGCCGACCCGATCTCGGGAAGGTTTGACAACTGAATCGCACCTCCCGGTGCGAAGGTGAACGGGTACTTCTCGCCAGGGCGCAAGCCCGCTGATCGGCCAGCACGAGATAGCTGGCACCCACCTTCGGGTGGTCACCCGGTTGCCGACCTGATCTCGGGAGGAGTCACGTCTTAGGGCGTGCCCGGTGCGCAGGTGAGGGTTCCTTCATTTTGGGAATGAGAGGTTGCGGGTTCAAATCCCGTCGCCCGGCCTAGCCGGGTGTGGCTCAATCTGGTAGAGCGCTAGTGTCCCCTTGCCGACCTGATCTCGGGCACGACCCACGACCAGGCTCCTCCCGCCAACGCGGAAGGAGCCTTACTCATGTCCAGGTTCAACACCCCCGTTGCCCGGACGGCCGCGCACAGCCCGGTCACGTCCGAGACGGTCCCGTCCGGCACCACCCATGAGGGCGCGCCCGGCTATGCCCGCGACGCCAGGAGCGAACTGTTCCTGCTCGCCGTCGCCTACATGGGATCGGACGACACGTTCTACGAGTCCGGCAAGGAGCGCGACACCCGGTTCGCCGGCCTAGTCCGCAAGGTCGCCGTCGAGGACCCGGCGTGGACGGACGGGTTCATCCCGTGGCTGCGGGACGGCGCGAACATGCGCACCGCGTCCCTGGTGGCCGCGGGAGAGGCGCTGAAGGCCCTGCTGGACGCGGGGCTGCCCGGAGGCCGCAAGCTCGTCTCGGCCGCGCTCAAGCGCGCTGACGAGCCCGGCGAGCTGCTCGCCTACTGGCATTCCCTGTACGGCCGCAACGAACCGAAGCCGCTCAAGCGCGGCATCGCCGACGCCATCACCCGCCTCTACACCGAATTCTCCCTCCTGAAGTACGACACGGGCTCGCACGGCTACCGCTTCGGCGACGTGATCGAGCGCGTCCATGTCACCGGGGAGCACCCGGAGGTCAAGGGAACCTGGCGGGGCGCGCTGTACGAGCACGCCATCGACCGCCGCCACGGCCGGGACAACCCGGTCCCGGAGGCGCTGGCCATGATCCGGGCGAACGCCGCGCTGCGGCAGCGGGCTGCGGAAGACCCGGCCGCCCTGCTGGACGCCACCGCCCTCAAGGCCGCGGGAATGACGTGGGAGGACGCGCTGTCGCTGGCCGGGTCCAGGGTCGGCAAGCGGGACCTGTGGGCCGCGCTGATCCCGTCGATGGGCTTCATGGCCCAGCTCCGCAACCTCCGCAACTTCGATGACGCGGGCGTCCCCGATGAGGTGGCGGGTGACGTGATCGCCCGGCTCACCGACCCGGAGCAGGTCGCGAGGTCCCGGCAGTTCCCGTTCCGGTTCCTGTCCGCCTACAAGGCCGCGCCGTCGCTGCGGTGGTCCTATCCGCTGGAGCGGGCACTGAGCCTGTCCCTGGCGAACGTCCCCGCGCTGAAGGGCCGCACGCTCATCCTCGTCGACCGGTCGGGTTCCATGTTCGACGGCGTGTCCGCGAAGTCCGGGCTCAACCGGGCCGACACGGCGGCGCTGTTCGGCGCGGCGCTGGCCGTCCGCAGCGAGCACGCCGACCTCGTGGAGTTCGGCACGCGCAGCCAGCCGGTGCAGTTCCGGGGAGCTGACTCAGTGCTGAAGGTCATCGGCCGGTTCACGTCGATGGGCGGCACGAACACGGCTGATGCGGTGCGCCTGCACTACCGGGACACGTTCCACTCCCGCGTCGTGATCATCACCGACGAGCAGGCGTGGGGCGGCTACTACGGCGCTGAGCCCACCTCGCTCGTCCCGGCGCACATCCCGGTCTACACCTGGAACCTCGCGGGCTACAAGCACGGCCACGGGCCGTCCGGGACGGGAAACCGGCACACGTTCGGCGGCCTGACGGACTCGGCGTTCAGGATGATCCCTCTGCTGGAGGCTGGCCGCGACGCGGCATGGCCGTGGGCTGCCTGAGCAGAAACGCTGACGGGTTGCGGTCACGGTTGCAGTCACGCAACCCGGTTGATCGGGAGTCAGAAGGTCACGGGACGGTGTAGCCGCTGGTCAGGCTGGCGCGCTCGGAGGGACTCGAACCCCCAGCCTTCTGATCCGTAGTCGTAGGCAACGGCGGACAGGCGTGGACTCCAGTGCGGTAAAACCAGGTCACGGGCACTCCAGTCCGCTGCTGGCCGCTGGTGTCCGCCGTGGCGGTTGCTGTCACGGTTGCGGTCAGCATCATGACGGCGCACCCCGTTCAAGGTGAACCGTCCCGGCTAGGTCGGCACCGCAATGGATCGCGTGATCTTGAAGCGGAAGGTTACGCCCGTTCGTGCCCCACCAGCCGCGCGGGTGAGTGCCGGCGGTGAACTCACGCCCGCAGGCGGCGGTGCGCACCTCTCCCCGGTGAGATTCCTGGCGGATAGCGACGATCAGGTGCGCGAGCACCGGCTGCTCCCGGCCACCCAGATACATCGGGGCGAGGTCGAGCGCCCACAAGTTGTCGTCGTGCTCAGTGTTCTCGGTGATCACCTGCCTAGCCTCGGTCACCGCAGCGCCTCCTGGTCATCGAACAGCGCCACCTGGCCGTCCGGCACCGGCGGAGGCTTGGCCACCATCATCGCCTTAGCCCGCTCCCCCGGATCGGTGGTGCGCCAGCGGGCGGCCACGTCGATCCCGACTGTGGGTTCGCCCTCGGCGCGGTAGTTCGCGGCGTCGTCGTCTGCGTTGAGTGCCCGGACGGGTTCGTCGATGCTGTTCCAGATGCTCATGGGGTGCCTTCCTGGTGGTGGGCGTCACGCTGCACGGCACACCTCCGCGGGCTGGGCCCGCTGCTCACGCTTCCGCCACCGCTGATACTCCCGTTCACCCCTGGCCACCAGCCGCGGCCACCGGGACCTCGGGATGCCCAGCCCGCGATACGCGTAGGCCATGGCGTGGCAGTAGCGCAGGCTGGTCACGTCATATGTGACCGGATCCCGGGGACGGCCGGTCACGGCAGCACCGGCAGCACGTCCGCCGCCGCCCGCCGCACCCGCGAGAACTCCACCCCGATATCCGACACCGCCCGCCCCTCATGCCGCGGCACCGGCACCGCGGTGAGCACCCCCGCGAGCAGCACCCCCGTCGCCTCGTCCCGCTCCTGCTGCCGGGCCCGGGTGATCGCGGCCTGCTCCCAGGGTTCCGGCTCACGGCCGTTCAGCAGCACGTCACCCATCACTCGCCTCCGGCGCTGGCGGCTTGACCGCTGTCAGCGTGTAATCGCTGAAGCTGACGTTCTCGTCCTCGCACCCCGTGCAGAACCCGTCGCCGGCGATGCCGAACACGACCAGGCCGCCGCAGCCGTCGTGGAAGGCCCGGTACCCGGAGTCGCTCACGACGGGACCGTCCAGGCGTTCATGGCCAGCAGCAGGAGCGCGGCGGCGATGACGGCGACCGCGGCGGCCCCCACCAGCACGGCCTCCACCCGGGGGCTCACGCCGCACCGCCGCCCTGCTCGAGGCGGGCGCGGGCCGCGGCGGCGCCCCGCTCGTACGCCCCCGGCGTGAACTCCCGCTCCAGCGGCGACGCCGCAGCGCGTTTCAGGTCCCACGGCGACCCGCCCGGGTCCCGCAGCAGCCGGACCGTCTCGGCCAGGGTCCGGTCCCATGACCAGCCAGCCTGCCGGGCGGCGAGCAGGGCGGCGTCGAGGATGCCGGGGTCCCAGTGGGGGCGCATGGCGCGGGCCAGGGCGAGCAGCTCGTCCGGGGCGGCGCGGATGGCGGGTTCGGGTTCGTTCATAGCGGGCAGTCCTTCGCTTGGTGGCCGCGGTTGGCGCACCGGGCGCACAGCGGGGCGCGCTTGCCGACGCGCCCGGGCTTGCGGATCGGGTCGCGGGCGGCGATGGCCAGGTGCCTGGCGTAGATGACGGCGGCATCGGATGCGACGAAGGCGGGGCAGGCACCGCCGAGCGCGGCGAACAGCGCCAGGTCCCCGGCGTCGACGGTGGTGCGGAACTTATGGGCGTCCTCGGGCTGGCCGCACCGGCCGCAGGCCTCGATCGCCGATTGCTTCGCAGCGTCCATGGCAAATCTCGTCGTTTCTCGCGCGTTACGGCGGGTTAGTTTTTTCGCTTACCTGCATGCGTTTCTGTTCTTCTCTTAGTCCGTCCGTCCGTGCACAAGCCGGGTGCACATGCGGTCCGCATCATGCGCGGGCATCATGCGCGGGCATCATGCGCGGGCATCATGCGCGGGCATCATGGTTCCCCCGCTCGCCCGTTGGCCTTCGCCTTGTCCCATCTGGTCCGTGCGGCAAGCTGAGCCTTCCTGCGCCGCTCCTGGGTTTCGGTGCTCGACTCCTGGAACTCGGTCCACCCGTTGATGAGCCATCCGCCGGGCTGCTCGACCCAGAAGCCGTTCCTGACCAGCCGGGCCGCGTCAGCCGGGCGGCTGTGGATGAACGGCAGGGCCTCGTCGGGGATGAATCCGTCGGTGCCGTGCGCGCCGGAGTAGGCGAGTGAGCAGATGTAGACGAGGCCGGCGCGGTGACCGTCTTTCTCGGCGATCATGGCGAGTAGTTTCGGGTTGTAGGGGAACGCCGTGTCGAGGCGGACCCAGGGGAGTGGCAATTCACGCGCTCCCGTCTCCTCAGTTAGCGGATAGCTTCTAGTTCGCGCTTAATACGGCCGGATGCCAGGTCATCCGGACGCCACACATCCCAACTCACGCCAGCGTTGCGGAGCCGGGAGCCCCACTCCTGCTGGTCGCGGGTGAGCCGCCCCTTCTCGGTCTTCAGCTCGCGCAACAGGAATCCGTTCCCTCCGCAGAGCGCGAGGTCCGGCCAGCCAGCCGCCGACTTCCGCGAGAAGAACGGGTGATAGCAGGCGATGCCGAGCAGCTTGCACATCGCGACCACCATGTCCTGGAACTGCGCCTCGGTCACCGGGCGCCATATTCCTCATCGGGCCGGTTGTCGATGATCTCAGCAACGGTCTTCGAGTTATCGGACGGAAGCGCTGCAAGGATCGGATCCCACTTGCGGTGCTGATCGTTCTGGTACTCGTGGCCACCGTCGATCATCTGCTTGGCGCGGTTATCGATGATGTTGAGGACCTTGATCACGTCGGAAAACCGCAGTTCCAAAAGGCGCTTATGCCGCTGGGGAGCGACCTCGACCTCTCGCGGGAGGGTTGGGAGGATCTCGGCCATCCCGGGAAGCGGCTGCATCGCATAGCCGGTAGCCGCCTCGAGGTCGGCCTTCTCCCTCGCTTCTCTCTCGCGCTCCTTGCGGAGTTCGGTGAAATCCTTGATCGCGAGGGCGAGTCCCATCCGGCGCTGGACGTCGGGATGATCCTCGATCCAGTCGGCGAGCAGGTCGTACGCGTCGCTGATCGGGATACCTTCCAGATGCATCCCGAAGACGTTGCCCACCTCGGCCGCCCACAGCTTGTCCTTGAACATCTACTGGACCCTCCTGAGTCTCGGAACGGGGTCATCCACCTTTCGATCGGGGCTTTCGATTTCGCCCCCAGGGGGGCAGTTCCGAAAGCCCCGATCGAAAGGCAGGGAGACAACATTGGGATGCAGTCGCTCCCACTTACGGACGTCTTCAAAGGCCGTCGAGACAGCGACACCAAGCTCCTTCGCGATCACGGGGAAGCTCTTGCCCTCGGCCCGCTTGCGGGCGGCGGCGGCCATGCGCTTGTCCTTGTCAGGCCAGGGCGTCTTGCCCTTGCGCTTGTAGTTCCTCATGCCGCGTCTCCCCCTTCGTCCTGGAACCCGGCCGGGGCCGTGCTTACCGCACCAGCCCTGGCCCCGGCCGGGGGCTCGTCTCCCCGCGTCACCAGACCACCGCCCCGGCGAGCGCGAACCCGGCCGCCCCGGCCAGCCCCGCGGCGAGCTCCCACCTGGCCGCCGCCTGCTTGCCGTCCCTCGCGGCGAACCAGGCGGCCACGACCAGGCCCGCGAAGAACCAGGCGAGGACCCAGAGGCAGATCGCGGCGGCGTGGTTCACGTCCGGCTCCGTTCGGGTGCGGGGTGGTGCCAGTCCTCGACGATGGCGAGGAACGCGTGCCTCTCGTCTCCTTCGAGGGGGTCGCGGTCGCGTTCGGGGAGGGGCGGGTGCCCGCGGCAGCGCCAGGCCCACCGGGCGCGCAGGACGGCGGGGAGCTGCTCGCGGCTGGTGAGGATGCTGGCGGCCACGGCGATGCAGGCGGCGATGACGAGGGCCATGGCGGTGATGGCGGCGGCGGAGGCGGCAGTGTCACTCATGACGTGCCGCCTGCCGCCGCCTCGGCCTCTAGCCGCCCCCGCGCATCGCCCGCGTATGCGGCCGCCTGCCAGCAGGCGCTGACGAACAGCTGGGCGAGTTCCTCGCAGGCCGCAGCCTCGAGATGCACTTCCGCGCCGCCGGCCCCGATCGACACGGTGTCGTAGTCCACGCCCACGATCACGGGCCGCTCATCGACATCGAAGACCTCGCCGACGCGGCGCACATGCGGGTCACTCATCTGGTTCCGTCGCTTCCATCGCGGCCTGCGCTTCTGCCAGCTGCCGTTCGGCTTGGGCCCGGGCGTATGTTTTCCCGCAGATCCGGCACTGGCCGGGGAACAGCCAGGTGCCCCCGGGCGGCTGGACGGGGAATGCGTGCTCGTGCTGCTCAGTCACCGTCGTCACCCATCTCCCGGTGCCATTCGTATCCGGGGGCGGGGTCGGGCATGGCCTCGGCGGCGTGGAGCATCGCGTTGAGTGCCCGGCGCCGGGCGCGGGCCGCGGTGACGGCGGCCGGTTCGGCGTTGCCGTCTTTCCAGGCGTAGGGCTTGAACGGCGGGCGGACCGATGGCCCCTGCACGCCTGTAATGCGCTGCGCCTCAGTCATCGCCGTTGCCGTTCCCGGCGGTGGCCATGAGCTCGATCAGGAACTCGCGGGGCTTCACGTCGTTGTCCTCGGCGGTCTTGCGCCAGGAGGCCAGGGTGTCGAGGACGGTCTTGGCCTCGTTCCTGCTCAGGTTCTTCGTCGAGCCGAGGGTGCGTTCGGTGATGCGGGAGCAGACGGCGCGGGCCTGGTCTTTCTCGTCCTTGGTGAACGTGAATACGGTGGAGAGGATTGTCCAGATGGCGGTGATCTGCGGTGTGGTGGCCGTGCCGGGCGTGTCATAGTCCGGCTCGTCCTCGGCCGGGGCGGCCTGGCGTGCGAGGTCTTCGACGTCGACGGGCCTGGCGGTCCTGAGTTTCGCCATGCGCTGCCGGACGCGGTTCTGCACATGGGCGGCGTGGCCGCGGCTGGCCCGGCGGTCGTCCTTAGCCTGCTCGGCCTCGGACAGCAGCCCGTTGCCCTCCTGTGGCGTGGTGAAGGTGAGTGCGCGCTCGAGGGCCTGCTCGTACCAGCCCGGGTCGCCGTCCCCGGGTGCGGGGGTGTCGTCTTCTTCCCGGTCGGAGAAGATGCCCCCGGCGGCGGTGGCGTCGATCACGGCGCCGACGATGGCCCGCTTCTGGGCCCGCTTCATCAGGGCGTTCCAGTCCGCCCGGTACTCGGGCAGCCCCTGCCACCTGGTGGGGCGGGGCGGCCGGTTATCGTCTCTCGCCCAGTTGCGTTCTTTGGTCTCGGCCTTGCGCTGGACCTCTTCGGCGGTCTGGTAGAACTTGCTCTCGTCGTAGTCGGCGGTGCCCTCGCAGGTGGCGAGGATTACGGGGGTTGCCGTCTTGAGGCCCCTGCCGACTTCGGCGCGGTAGGTGATGCCGTGCTTGCGGCCGTCGTCGTCGCGTTCGAGGTCGATGCGGTCGCAGGCGCATTCGAGGCGGAACCATTGCAGGAGCTTCTGGGCGCCGGGGCGCCACAGGCTTTTCTCGTCGCCGCTGGTGCCGGGGATGTGCCCGTAGTCGGTGCCTTCGCGGAGGACGGCGCGGGTGCAGGCGCGTACCTGGTCGTCGAGGGCCTTGGCGTCCTCGGGGGTCATGACGATCCCGGCGGCTGGCTGGTAGATGTCGAGGTCGGTCATCAGTTCATCTCCGAGATGAGTTTGACGGCGAGGTCGCACCATTCGCGGGTGCCGGCGGCGACCTGCATGTAGGCGTTCTCGAACCCGTCGGCGAGGAGGGCGGCCTCGGCGTGGTCGGGGCAAAGAAGGTCCGGGCCGCAGTGGTCGCAGTGCCCGGCGATGCGTTCGCGGAGGTCGAGGGCGCTGTAGGCGAGTCCGCCGAGGATGCTGACGCGGAGGGGGTCGGGTGCGGGTTCGCCGGCCCAGGGTGTCATCATGTCGGGCCAGCTCATGACGTCACCCGCGCCCAGAGTTCGCCGTGGTCCCGGTCCACATTGGCGGCGGCCAGGGCGAGGACGGCGTGGACCTGGGCGCGTCGCAGCATCGCCCGCTCGTGCTTGCAGTCGGACCGCTCGCATTTGCAGTGCGGGTCCGCTGTCAGGAGCCGGCTGGCCTCGGCGTAGTGGTCGGGTCCCGAGGTCATGGCGTCACCGTCCTCTCGCTGCCCGGGATGCGGCCCGCGCGGTCCGCGCCGTGCTGGCGACGAACCGCCAGTCGTCCCAGTCACCTGATGGCAGGTCGGGGCTGCCGATCGCGGCGGCGGCGGCGACCGCGAGCGTGGCGTGCACCTGGGCGGCGGCGATTTGGTCGGCTTCGCTGGTGCCGTCACCCTGGCAGTCGGGCCGGTTGGCAAGCAGCCGTTCGGCCATCTGGTAGTGCTCCGGCCCGGTCATGTCGTCACCGGCTCGTCTGCGGGGGGGCAGTAGGGGCAGCGGCAGCCGGGGCCGTGCCGCACGGCGCCGATGGGCGGACCGAGCTCGGGCACCCGTCCGGGCGGGTTGTCGCCTCTGGTGACGGCGGCGATGTACCGGATGGCGGCTGCGGATTCGCGGACGAGGACCTTGTCGGGCCGCCCGCCGGCTTGCTGGTCTAGGAGCTGGTCGGCGTGGCGGTCGAGGGCGTCGGCGATGGTGTTGAACGCTTCGATGATGTCGTTCATGACGCTGCCGTCCTGCGCGTGGCGTCGATCATGGCGCGGGCCAGGGACGGGTTCTCGTAGCTGACGATGCGGGCATATTCCGCTTCGACGCCGAGCCGGAACTGGGTTTCCGCGCTGGGGAGCGTGCCGCGCTCATGCCAGCGGCGCGGTACCTCTTTGTGCTGCCAGGCGACGGGGCGGAGGGTGCGGAACGCGGGGTCGGCTTGCTGGCAGCCGGGGCAGGCGAACCGGCCGAGGGCGTCGTATCTCCAGCCGTCCGCGATGGCGCGGCCGCGGGCGTCGCGTTCGCCGAGGGATGCGGGGTCGCGGTGGAAGCTGATGCAGGGGGGCATCTCGCACCACATGACGGGGAGGCGGAGGTAGTCGCCGATGACGGCGGGTTCGGTGACCGGGACGGCCGCGAGGATGGGGGCGGGCCCGGGTTCGGGTGCGGGGGGCAGCGCGGGGAATGCGGCGGGCTGCGGCCGGTACCCGGCGAGCGGCGCGGGGCCGATGGCGAGCGGCTCGGGCCCGGGGCCGATGGCGATGGCCATGACGCCGATGTCGTTCGCGCCGTCGAAGGTCATGTGCCCTGGTTCGGCTGTCCAGGTGGCGCCGTCGGCGGGGTCGGTGCGGAGCTGGCTGAGCCACTGCTCGGTGCGGGCCGTGTCGGCGGGGCTGCCGTTGAAGGGGCGGCGGCGCCGGGGGCGCTTGAAGGATGTCACCGCGCACCGCCTTCGAGGTACTCGACCCACGACGCGGCCATCGCGGCCACCTGGATGAGTTCCTTGACGAGCTCGTCGCGGCGGCCTTCACCGACGCCGGGTCCGCCCTGGTCGTAGGTGAGCTCGTGGGCGACTTCGCCGACTTCCTCGACGAGGATGGCGAGCCGGTCGCCGCTGGTGTAGTGCCTGCCGAGCATGGAGTGCTCGCCGTGGCGCAGGTACGCGCGGGTGGCTTCGGCCTGGATGGCGTCGAGCGTCAGCTCTGATAGCACGAGGCCGGTGGATTGGGATGTCACTGCTGGTAACCCCTTACTGTCGTTTGGTACTGTGGTGAGCGGTAACCCGCTTACCTGGCCCGGTCGCGTGCGGCGGCCGGGCCTTTTTCTGCGTCTAGGCGGGGACCTTCGTCTCCGCGTCGCTCATGTCGTCGTCATCGCCGGGCCAGTTGCTGATATCGCGCATGCTGACGCCGAGCGCCCTGGCGAGGCGGGCGGTGGTCACGCCGCCGACGGGACCGCCCTTCTCGGCGCGCCTGACGGATTCCTGGTTGACGCTGATCTGGTCGGCTAGCTGACGCATCGTGAGGCCGGCCTCGGTGCGGAGCCGGCGGATCTTCGGGCCGTCCGTCTTGAGGCCCGGGGGCCGTCCTGTTCGCCTTGGCATCTTCCGAAGATAGGAGTAATCGGGAGCCGCGTCAATAAAAACGAGTGATAACCTGAGAATTTTTCCCAGGCCAGGAGACCTGTATAAATCCACGAAAAGCCGGCTCACCTGCACTTGCGTCTCCCGTTAGCGATAACATCAGGTTGGTTGACGGCAACCTAACCGTCAGTCAAAGTCATACGGGGACGGACTTCACAGCACAAAGGGGACATCTGCGATGGCAGCAGACAGGCGGCCCGTCGTCCGGGCACCCGACACCCGGTGGCGGCGCCTCGGTGAGCTGCTCCAGCTCCGCCGCGGCGACCTCGGATACCGCCGCCGCCCCGCATTCACCCGCGACCACGGCATCAACATCCGCCTCGTCACCGACATCGAGAACGCCTACCGGCCCAACACGTTCCTCAACCCGACCCTGGCCGACATCGCGCGGGCCTATCAGGTCACCTATGATTCGGTTCTGGCCGTGCTGGCCGGGAAGGCTGACGAGCTGGTCCCGGCCGGCCCGGCCCTCGCGCCCGCCGGGCCGTCGGGGTGGAAGCCCCCGGCGGGCCGGGACCGGGAAGACGCCGTCCGCCCCTGGTTCGACCAGATCAACGAACGCCGCATCGAGCTCGCCGCCCAGGGCATCACCAGCCCGGACGGCGCGCAGATGTTCGGCAAGGGCACCGCCGACGCGGATGCGTGGGACGGCTTCGGCGCGGGGCTGGAGATCCGGGACAGGGTGTGGTTCATCGCGGAGCTCCGCCGCTACGCCGACGGCCGCGGCCCCGGCCCGAACACGAATGCCGCCGGCGCCTAACACCCCTGACCTGCGCATGTAACGTTTCCGGGCCCGCCGGCGCTTAGAACGGTGCGGCTCCGCAGCGTGTTTATCGCATACACCTTGCGCGACTGCACGTGCAGCGGGTAGGACATACACAGGGAACCGTCACATTCTGAGACGCCTGCGGCGGCGGGCCTGGCCTGGAGGGGAGCGGACGTGATGGCTGATGCTGCGCCCGGGAGCGCGGACGGGCTGGCGGAACCCGGGCGGGAGGACCTGCGGCGCCTCCTGGCGACCGCGGTCAAGGCCGCCGCCGCGGCGGTGACCGACCTGGCCGCCCGCCCGGACAGCGACCCGGCGCGGCGGATGGCTGAGCTGACGCGGGATGTCCTGCGCGAGGTGGCCCGCCGCTACGAGGTCGACGCGGCCGTCATCAACGCCGCCTGCGCCCGGGCGGTCAGGCAGGACCGTGAGATCCGCCGGCGGGCCCGCGAGCACCTCCGCCGCGCCGTCTAGCCGCCCAGCTTGGCGAGCAACTCATCCTCGGTGCGGCCGTGCGACGTCTCGCCCGCGAACTCGTCACCAGGCGGCCCCGGCTTCCACCCGTAGCAGGTCCCCTCGACGCAGCAGGTGTCCTCGGGGCGGTCGCGGGCGTTCTCAGCGAGCCGCGCCTGCTGCCACTGCGCGACGGGGTCCATGGGTGACGGTAAGCGGAGACGGCCGGCAGATGCAAGCACCGGCAGGCGACGGCGGCGACTTCCACGCGCAGGGATCCAGCCAGCCCGATCCCCTCGCCGCCGTTCTTACGTGGCTGTCCGCGCCCGTCAGGTGCTAGATGCTGCCGCGGTCGTCGGACTTCCGCAATCCGAACTTCCACGGGGGCGGCGGCCACCGCTCGTCTCCCCAGTCGACAGCGGCCCCGCTGGACCCGTACCCGCTGTTGCCGTTCCAGTTGCAGTACATGAGACGCAACCTAGCACCTAGGCATCCCGCTGCATCTCGTCCAGGTACTGCCTCACCGGCCCGAACATGTCCGGCATCAGCTCCCGCGTCTCGTCGATGCTGACCCACCGGACCTCGGCCAGATCCTCCGGGTCACCGTTCAGCGGCTCACCCGCTTCTACCTCGACGTGGCAGTACACCATGACGCGGCTGGTCTTCGGGTGGATGCGGCGGCCGATAAAGGTGACCGACTGCGCGTCCAGGCCGCTTTCGGCCCGGACCCGGCGGCGAAGCGCGCCGGCCGGCGACTCGCCTTCGTGGATGTCGCCGCCGAGGAACGTCCACGGCGGGATGCCGTCCCGGCGCTTGGCGACCAGGACCCGCAGGTCTGGTGAGGTGATGATGGCCAGCCCGACGTGCGGCTGCTCGGGCAGGGTGGCTGGTTCGGTCACTGGGTTCCCCTTCTCTCGTGCACGCGCGATGATCTGGCTGACCCGCGCCCTGGACACGCCCATGAACTCCGCCAGCTCGTCATGCGTGAGGCGGTGGGTGTCGGCCATGTAGGCGGCGAGCCAGCCGCGGAAGTCCGCGGTCTGGGTGCGCATCGTCTCGACGAGCTCGGTGAGGGCCTTGGCGGCTTCCCATGCCTCGGCCGTGTTCGGCCACGCCTGGATCGTGATGGTGGCCCGGTAGAACGCCTCGCGCAGCTGTGTCATCTCGCCGTCCGGGGTGTCGCCCTTCACGTAACCCGTCATGAGGCCTCAGTGTAAGGCAATGTGTCGCTTGCCACCATGTTAGGTGTGGGTTACGGTGGTTGGCATGACCACTGCGGACGACCACACGGCCTGCCCCGCACACGAAAGCGAGCCCGGACGGGGCCTAATCGACTCCGGACTCGCTGGAAGCCATGCCCCGTTCCGCCAGGAAAGGACAACGACTGATGCCCACCATACATCACCCCCCCGACACGGACCCGCCGCCCCCGCCGCCGTACTTCCGTGTCCTGCCCGCCCCCGACTGGGCGGCTATCGACGCGGTCCTCGCCGAGATGGGCATGCCGCCCGCCGCCTGACCACCGCCGGGTGCGCGGTCGTCTTCCCCGCGGCCGCGCGCCCGCTAGGCGCGGACCTTGGCCAGCTGCTTGCCGCGCCCGGCCGGACGGGCGATCAGCTCGAACTCACCCCACCGGGACCGCTGCCACCTATTGGCCGTCAGCCACTCCTGCAGCCGGCGTTGCAACCACCCCACCTCGCCGGGGTCGCCCTGGGCCTGGAACGTGTCCTCATGCCGGTTCTTCCGCAGCACCTCGAGGTCAAGCGCGGGCATGGCGGCCTCCTTCCGTCGGGGTTGCCTCATCGTAACCCCGGGGGGCGCTGATGGCCCAGGGCAGGAACGCCGGGCACCGCGCGGCCCGCGCCGCCCGGTTCGCTGAGGCGCCCGGCGACATGGAGCGGCTGGCCGCCGCGTGCGACTGGTTCCGCGCGTCGGTGACGCTGCTGGCCCGCCGCCGCCCGCCCCGCGGCTGGCCCCAGGAGACGCACGCCGCCATCGCAGCCCGCCTCGCCCGTGACGCGACCACGTACCTGACCACGCTGGCCGACGCGATCGACAGGGGCGACCATGACGCAAAGTTACGAGGAAGTCAGGGAAGGCAGCGTACCTCCGGACGAGGCAACGCCGGAGTCCAGCGCGCAGACGCGCGCGCACGCGCGGGAGCAGCAGTCAGTCGTTGCCGATGCGGTCACGCAGAGCGCGCGGGCGGCGTGGCGTTTCACGATGGCCTCGGCCGCCGCGGCGGACCGCGCCGGGTCGCTGCCCGACGCGCAGCCGAAGACGCTCCGGCAGGCGCGTGCCTGGCACCACCGCTGCGCCGGCCACTACCAGGCGGCGGCCATGCGCTGGCCGCGGCTGGTGTGGGGCTACGTCCACATGACGCTCATCGTGCCCGCGCTGAGGTCCGCCGAGTGGGTCACCGAATCCCCGGCAAGGTCGCTCGTCGCGGCGGTCATCCTCACCGCCGCCTGGTTCGGGAGGTAACCCGTCATGGCTCTCACCGCCGCCGGGGTGGCCGGGCTGTGCCTGGTGTTCTGGCTGCTGTTCCACTGGCTGGGGATCTTCGCGAAGACCTGCGCCGTCCTCGCGCTGGTCGCCGCGATCGGCATCGGCGGGTTCCTCGGCCGCGCGCTGATCCGGGTCGTCGCCTGGCTGACGCAGCTGACCGGGACGGTGACCGGGTGGGCGCTCGGCGTCGCGCTCCCGGGGGCGCTGTTCCTGGTCCTGGCCGCGCTGCTGATCCATGATCTGCACCCGAAGAAGGGCGCGTCCCGCCGTACCGCGTATGTCGCGCTGGGTGTCGGGGCGCTTCTGGTCGCCGGGGTGACCGGGGTCCCGGCGCTGGCCCCGCTCGCGTCGGCCCTCAAGTCGCTCCCGGCGAATATCGCCGGTTTCGTCAACACCCTGTGAAGGCAGGCAGATCATGGAAGCGCTGATCCTCGCGATCATCATCGCCTACGCGGTCAAGAAGGCAGCCGAGCGCAGCCACCAGCACTGGCAGGGGTCGAAGGCCGCGAACCGGAAGGCGTCGAAAGGCAAGCCCGTCAGCAAGCGCGCCGCGTCCGCGGTCCAGCATGACTGGGGGTACTGGCTGCAGCAGGTCCTGAACGGGTTCCCGCAGGCCAGGAGCGGCCTGGCGGCCGGGTGGCATGCCGGGCGGACCGCGCAGGCGCAGGGCGCCGAGGCGCGGCGCAAGGCCAGGACCGAGCATCTCGAGCGGCAGGTCCGCCTGCTCGGGGAAATCCGTGAGCACCGCCGCCGCCAGGCCGAGGCCCTCGAGCAGATCCGCGCCGCCCGGCAGCCCGAACCGGAACCGGAACCGGAGCTCAGCGAGCCCGCGGCATCAGCCGCCCCGGCTTCACCGCCGCCGCCAGACCGCGGCGGCGCGCATGTCACACCGCCAACGGAAGGAACCCCCATGTCAGGTGACACCACCTACACCCAGCAGATGGCCGAGCTCGAGGCGATCCGCCGCGACGCCGAGGAAGAGGTCAACAGCGTCCGCCGCAAGCGGATGACCAGCCGCCTGGACATCCTGCAGAGCCTCGGCCTGGACAAGGACACGCTGTCCGAGGCCGCGGAGATCGACGACGCGCTGCAGGCCCAGGAGAAGGCCGCGCAGCAGACCCTCGACGCCACCGACGCCGCGATCAGCGGGCTGAAGCAGCGCCACGGCGGCATCAAGGAAGCCGTCGACGACTCCCCGGTCGGCCAGCCCGCCGACGCCCCGTTCTACAAGGACTGACGCCATGCCGCGCCGTCACCGGCGGGACCTGCCGCGGTGGCGGCGCGGGCATGCTGTCACCGTCCGCCCGGTCCAGCTGACCGGCCGCCAGGCCCGGACGTTCGCCCGCGAGTACGCCCGGGTCACCCGCACCGACCCCGCCGGCGCGAACCGCACGCTGGCGCAGACCGGGGCGTGGCGGTTCCGCCGCCACCTCATCCCGTTCGCGTGGCTCGCCGTCACCCTCGCCGCCTCTGTCATCCTGCGCGCCACCCCCCGCCCGGTGCCGTACGCCATCTTCGCCGCTGTCATCGGCGGCGGCCTGGCCGTGCGGGCGACCCGCCACCTGTCACCGTTCGCCCGCCACGCCGCCGAGCTCGCCGTCCTGGTCACCCTGGCATGGCTGCCCGCCCTGGCCGCCGCGGGGTTCGGGCCGCCCGTCCCCGCGCTGCTCGCCGTCACCTGGGCGCCGTTCACCCTGGCGTGGGTGCTGCACTACGGCTGGCGGCCCGCCGCCCCCGGCTCGCAGCAGGACGGGCCCGCGGACAGGTCCGACGCGGCGACCTGGGAGCGGCTCGCCCGCCGCCGCAAGTGGTCCGGTACCCTCGGCTCCCTCGAGCTGATCCCCGGCGGCCGGAAGTACCCGATCCTGCTGGACGGCGCCGAGACTCACATCGGGCAGGTCATCGCCGAACCCCGCGCCATCGCCGCGGCGTGGGACAAGCCGCAGACCGAGGCGTACGCCGAGCCCGCCCCTACCGGCGTCGAGTCCCGCGGCTACCTGACCATCCTGAAGACCGGGACGCTCGGGGGGGTCCGGGAGTGGGACGGCCGCGGGTTCGCCGAGGACGGCATCGCCCGGATCGGCCGGTTCGCCGATGGCGCCGACGCCCGTATCCGCTGCTGGGTGCCCCGCGACGGCACCCGCCACGGCCTCGCCGCAGGCACCACCGGCGCCGGGAAGTCCGCGCTGCTTGACCTGCTCATCTGGCTCGCCCTGACCAGTCCCGTCCCGGTCGTCCCGGTCATCCTGGACCCGCAGAACGGCCAGTCGCTCCCCCAGTGGCGCGGCAAGCTGCTGTACGCCGCCGGGGTCGACGAGTGCGCGCGGATGCTCCGCGGCATCCACGCCGGCATGCTCGACCGCTCCGCCCGGCTCGCCTCAATGTGGTGGGACGATGATGGCCACGCGGTCCGGGGCATGGAGTTCTACGACCCGCAGCTGTCCGGCCTGCCCGTGGTCATGCCGATCATCGACGAAAAGCCGATGCTGCTGTCCGGCGGCGGCAATGCCAGGCTGGCGCAAGAGATGGTCCGTATCGTCAGTGACGCCGCCAAGCTGTACCGCAAGGCTGGCGGCAGCCTGTGGGGCGTCGCCCAGGTCCCGTCCCTGTCCGAGCTCGGCGACCAGGCCCTCCGCTCCATGATGGTCGGCGGGAACGTCATCTGCCTGCGGACCGGCGACAGGGTGTCCGCGGGGATGGTGGGCCTGGAGGCGGACCCGTCGGCGCTGCCGAAGTATTTCCCGGACGGCGAGGCGACTGGCGGGCTGGGCTACGTGATCAGCGTGGACAACCGGCAGGCGCCGTTCCGCACGGACATGGTGCCGCGCCGGATGCGCCGCCAGCCGGCCGTGGTGCCCGCGCTGGAGCCGGAGTTCCTCGAGGTGATGGACCGGGCCATGCGCGGCGCCCTCACCGTCCCGTCTGGCCCGGCGCGCCCGCGCCCGGCACCGGACGCGCTGGGCTACCGGCTGGGTCCGTTGAATCCGCCTGCGGAACTGGATCCCGAGTCGTCCGACGCCCCCGACGGGCGCCGCTGCGTGGACGCCGTGTGGCAGGTGCTGTCCGACTCCGGCCAGCCGATGGAACGCGGCGAGGTCATCCGGTGGGTCAGCGAGCTGGCCACGACCGGGTGGGGCCGCGACAAGCCGTTCAGCATCCGCGCCGTCACCGACGCCCTGGCCAGGCTCGCCGCGGGCGACGGAGGCCGGACCGTCACCAAGATCCGCGACGGCGTCTACCAGGCATCCCCGAGAGAGGAATAACCATGACCGGCAAGCGCCGCGACCCCGCCGACTGGACCGCCTACGGCCGCCCGCGGGGGCGGCCGAAGGTCGGCGGCGAGGCGGTGAACGTCAGCCTCCCGCCGGCGCACGTAGCCGCCGTCGACGCGATCGCCGCAGCCCGCAGCGTGAAGCGGAACGACATCCTCCGCGAGGCAGTCGCCGAATATGTCCGCCGCCACCGGGCTGTGCAGCCATGACCGCTGAGACGTTCCGCCGCGGTTCCGCGTGGGTCCTCGCGGCCGGCGTCGCCGCCATCGCCGCGATCGTCTCCTACAGCCACATCTACGACCTCGGCCGGGCCTACGGCGGGTCCTGCATGGCCGCCCGGCTGCTGCCGCTGTCGGTCGACCTGCTCATCCTCGTCGGCGAGCTGATGCTGCTGCACGAGTCCGACGCGAGGGGCCGCAGGTTCCGGCCGGGGTGGGCGCTGGTGGTGTCGGGTATCGCGGCGACGATGGCCGCGAACGTGACCTTCGGGGCGCAGTTCGGCGCGGTCGGCGCGTTCATCTGGGGATGGCCGGCGTACAGCTTCGTCCTGGTCGCCTGGGGCATGGTGGCGATGGTCAAGCGGGGCGCGACAGGCGGCGACAGCGGCGCGACAGGCGGCGACAAGGTGCGCGAGATGCTGAAGGCGGGCACGACACTATCCAACCCTGATGTCGCCGCGCGGGCGGGCGTGAAGGTGCGGACTGTCCAGCGCGTGAAGAAAGAGATGAACGGAGCAGCGAAATGAAGATGGTCATCACGCTGAAAAGCGGCGTCCAGATCAAGGCCGACGTCGAGGACTGCACCGTGGGCCGGTCGCAGGTCTTCGGCGAGCTCCGCGACCTGAAGTGGACGTCTACTGAGCGGCCGGGAGTGCGTATCGGCTGGCTGGACATGGGCGAGGTCGCCGCCGTCCACGCCGAGTTCGACTGGGACGGAGCGGACGCGGACCCGCTGCCGCCATCGTCAAGCGCGAACTGAACGGAGCAGCGAAATGACCCTGACCGACGCCGACCGCCGCATCATCGCCAAGGCACGCGCGCTGTCCGATGCGGCTGGCCTTGAGGCTGTCCGCGGCGCAGCCGCCCCCGAGATCACCACCTACGCCGAGGCGTACGGCGTGGCCCGGTACCTGCTCGGCGAGCTGACCGCCATCATCGACCGGCTCAATGGCTGACTCCGGGTACCGGGCCTTCCACAACGACTGCGGCGGCATGATCGCATTCGCCTGCGGGGACGACGGCTACTGCACCGCCTGCGGGGACGAGAACGTCGGATTCAGCGACTACACGCTGGTTGCGGTCAAGCCGCCCGCGCCGGATGCCCTAGACTCCGGTTAGCTCCTGGCAACTCCTGATGCGGGCAGGTGGTAGATGGCGGACCCGGCCGACCTCGTACGCGAGGCCTGCACCCAGCTGGCCCGGTACCTCCCTCAGCTCGGCTGCCACGCCCGCCGCCCGTCCGTCGAAGGCCCCGCACCGGGCGTGACCGGCCGTCCCGCAGCCGCCCCCGTCCCCGGCAACCCCCCCGCGTTCTACGCCTACACCTCCATCCAGTCCTCATCCCGGTGGGCGGAGGACCTGCTGCTCTACGCCGTCGGCGCCGCCACGCGGGGTGAGGATGAGCGGCCGGGCGGCTCCGATGCCGTCACCGTCAGGCTCCTGACCAAGGCCATCCCCAGGCTCGCAGCCGGCGTCGACGACGACACGTACGGGCTGGTGCTGCGTGAACTGGAGCAGCGGCTGCGGGAGGCCATGTCGGTTAGGGCGATCGACGAGGCCCAGCAATGGCGCCCCGTCCCGTCACGTCCGTGCCCGCGGTGCCGGTGCTATTTCCTGAAGGTCCTGATCGACGCGGCGGGGCAGCCCACGGGCCGTGTCGGGTGCTTCGGTCACCTGGAGTCGGGTGAGCCGTGCCGGGCGTCGTGGGGCCGCCTCGCGGAGATCGCGCAGGACCTGGAACGCGCCGAGACCGCCCCGGGCAGCTTGTGAGCGCACATCTGCCGCTGTGGCCGCTGACCGGCGGCGGGCAGGGCTGGACCGTAGACGAGGCGTGCGCCGAGTTCGCCCGTGCGGGGATGCCCGTCGATCCTGCCCGCCTCCGCATGGTCATCCGCGCGCTGCCCGGTTTCAGGCCCGTCGGTGAGAAGCGGGCACCGGCAGGCAGCAAAGGCGGCCGCGGTCACCCCTTGTACGAGATCGGCCAGCTGCAGCGCCTCCACGCCGCCCTCGCACCATGGCTCACCCCTCAGCAAATGGAGGACTAGATGGGACACTTCGGCCAGATCGCCTATGAGGCGTACGCAGCCAAGGCGAACGGCATCAGCCTGATCAGCGGTGCGGAACTGCCGTCCTGGGATGTCCTGAACGGGAGCATCCAGGAGGCATGGGATGCCGCCGCGCAGGCCGTGGTCCAGGCCGTAGCGGGCGACGGCGGCTGACGCCCGTAATCCGCCCGGCCGGGTTGCGCGTCTGTAAGGTGGGGTGCATGAGCTCCGGGCCGAGATACAAGGTCACCGACGGCATCACCGTCTGCGAGGACTGCGGCGTCGTGGTCGCCATCACCGAGGCTCACACCCGGTTCCACTCAATCCTGAGCAGCCACGCGTGGTCGCTGGCCGTCCTGAAGAACAGCCACATCGCAGCCCACGCGCATGACAGGTATAACGTGGTGGAGAAGATCAACAGCAAGAAGTTCGACTCATGGTCCGGCGACGCGCTCGCCGAGGTCATCGCCGACATGGATGCGAATGACTCCCACTAGGGGGATCGCTTAGGGCAGGGACGTGCGGGTGTGTGCCTTGATTCCCGCCCGGCGCCCAGAGCCGATCTGACTGGGGCCCTGATCCCCCGCCCACCGGTAAGACCCCGGCCTCCCAGCACACGGGAGGCCGGACCTGCCCGCACCGGGAGACACGCGACGCCCGGCTCTTGACAACGGCTTGCCATCTCCTAACCTGGGGCTAGGAGCACTATGCCTGCCCCAGGGAAACTGCTCCTGGCCATGTGCGCCCTTGCTCCCGCTCAGGCGCGCGAAGCGGTCAATGCAGCCCCGGCATAGCCCCCCCATGCCGGGGCTGACGCTTCCCCGGAGGACACCATGGACGTGCGCATCCCGGACGGCACCAGGACCGACGGGGCCGTCGTAGAGCTCTACCACGACCCCGACGGCAAGGTCGCCGCCGTGATCCGCATCAACGGCCCCAAGCCCAAGCCCAAGCGCATGTAGGAGGCAGCCATGATGATATGGGCCTCCTGCAACCGCACCGAATGGGCATGCGGCTGCGTCGCCTGGCACGACCTGCTCCCCGGCGGCGCGTGGCTCACCCGGACGTCACCATGCCGCCGCCACAGCGCACAGGAAGGCAAGCCATGACCAGCCTGCAAACGTGGATCCTCATCATCCTGGTCGGCATCATCGCCCTGGCGTACCTCGTCGGCCTGTTCCGCGGCCGCGCGGCCTGACCATGGCCGCGCCGCTCTGCTACGACTGCCTCACCGAGGACGTCACCGTCAAGGTCATCGGCCCGTACGGATTCATCCACTGGTTCTGCGCCGCCGACTGGGCAGCTGAGCAGGAGTTCCACGAGAAGGTCATGGTGATGCTCGAGGATGCGGCGCGGGCACTGGAGCAGGACTGACCATGGCTGCGCGCGGCCGGGCCAGCACCCACGCACGCGGCTACGGCCACCCCCACCAAGCCGAGCGTGAACGCCGTCTGCTGCTGTACCGGCCCGGCGACCGCTGTGCCCACGGCGGCGAGCGCATGTGGTGGTGGCCCCTCGACGTCGCACGCCGGTACCTGCATCTGCCCCACACGGCGGACCGCAGCGGCTACCTGCCCGGCCTGTCCTGCGCACGGCACAACCTGGCTGAGAGCAATCTCCGCAGGCAGGGGAGGGTCATGCCGCGGCGTGCGTGGCCATCCTCCCGCCAGTGGTGACGGATAGTAGCAGGTGAGGATACGGTCACCGTGTACGGAGGGTGAGCGCGGAGGGTGGCGCAGGATGGGCGCCATAGGGACGCTCACAGTACGTAGCAGGCGCAGGAGGGTCCGATATCACGCACGGTCACCCTCCACGGTACCCCCCGGGGTACCCGGCCCGGCCCTCCCGTGCACCGTCACCGGATGGTCACCATCCGACGTTTGCGCAGGTCAGAGGCCCCATCGAATCGGCTCGCGGGACAGGATGGGGTCAGATGACCCGGGTCCCCGACAGTCATACACTGGGCACTCTGCGTAACGTTACAGGGTGTGACGGCGGCGGCTTCGGCCCTCCGGGCGTGACTGAACGTGAGCAGCGGAGGGTGACCGTCCCCGGTCGTGAGGCCCCAGACGTATGTTACGGAGGGTGATTGTGGCGGATTCGGGGGCGCTTCGTGTCCGCCGTACCCGGGCGCACAAGGCGGGCGATCACAGCTTGTGCAGACGGTGCGCGGTGGTCCGCGGCGGCAGCCGCACCGTGCCGGAACTCCCCCCGCCGCCCGTGCCGGTGTGCGTGCAGGCCGGTGAGGTGACCGACGCGGCGTCTGAGCTGCGGCAGCTGGCGGCGCGGATGGCGGAGGCGCACCGGGCGGATCCGGGGAACGCGATCCTGGGCGCGGAGCTGCGGAAGACGCTGCTGACCCTGATGCCGAAGGGCAAGACCGAAGCCGATGCCGATCTCACGGGACTCTTCGGCGCCTTGCAGGCCTAGGTTCGCGACCCCGGCGACGGGGCGGCCGAACCTCGCGGCGGGCATCGGGAAGACCGCGGAGCTGCTCGGGTTCGCCACGACGTCCGGCCCGGGGCTGATGCCGTGGCAGCATGAGGTCAACGCCGTCACGACGGAGCTGACGCCGGATGGCCGGTTCGCGTACCGGCAGGTTGTGATAGAGGTGATGCGGCAGCAGGGCAAGACGGTAGACCTGCTGGCGATGATGATCGCGCGGGCGCTGCGGCGGCCGGGGACGCAGATCGCGTATACGGCGCAGACCCGGGTGGATGCGCGGAAGCGGCTGCTTGATACGTGGTGGCCGGTTATCGCGCGGTCGAAGCTGGCGCCGTTCGTTGACGTGCGGCGTGGTTCGGGCACTGAGGCGTACCTGTTCAAGAACGGGTCGATGCTGAGCCTGGTGTCCGGCACGCAGGTCTCCGGGCACGGCGATTCGCTCGACCTTGGCGTCATAGACGAAGCCTGGGCCCAAGAGGATGATCATCTGGAGCAGGCGATGCGCCCGGCGATGATGACCCGCGATGCGCAGCTGTGGGTGGTGTCCGCGGCGGGTACGGAGAAGTCGGCGTACTTCAAGGCGAAGGTGGAGGACGGCCGGGCCCGCGCGGAGATGGGCGTCACGTCCGACGGGTGTTATATCGGGTATTCGTTCGCTGATGATGAGGATCCGGGTGATCCGGTGACGTGGCGGCGGCGGATGCCGGCGCTGGGCATCACGGTGACGGAGGATGTGGTGCGCGCGGACTATGAGCTGATGGAGCTCAGCGAGTTCCGGCGGGCGTATGGCTGTCAGTGGCCGGATGTGGCTAAGCCGGGCTGGGATGTGGTCGGCGAGGACACCTGGTCGGCGGCTGCTGCGCCGGGGGTGCGGTTGTGAACGGCCCCGTCGCCTTCGGGGTGGCGATCAGCGAGGATCGGCGGCATTGCGCGATCGTCGCGGCGGGCCGGGAGAAGGACGGGCCGCGCCTAGTCGTGGATCTGGTCTGGTATGACCATCCGCGCGGCGCGGTGGCCCGGCTGACGGGCCTGAGCGCCAAGCATGACCCGGTGGACGTGGCGTTGTACCCGAAGTCTCAGAGCGGGACGCTGGTGAAGCCGCTGTTCGAGGCGGGGATCCTTGTCAAGGAGCTGACGGCGCAGGACATGGCGGTGGCCCACGGCGAGTTCCTGGACCTGGTCAACGACGCTGGCCGTTTCGCCCACCTGGATCAGCCGCCGTTGACGGCGGCGGTGCGGGCGGGGCAGCAGCGGCCTTTGGCGGGGGCGCAGGCGTGGGATCCGAAGGTGGAGACGGATCAGGGGCCGCTGGTGGCGGCGACGCTGGCCGCGTGGGCGTTCGCCCGGTGGGAGGAACTCGCCCAGCCGGGCGTCTGGGCCGTGTTAGGCGTTCAGTTCCAGGTGCGGCGCCCCGCCGTCGGCGCGGACCTCGATCGGCATGCCCAGCAAGTACTCCGGCCCGGCGAGCCGCTGGCCGGGTTCAAGGAACTGCCGGCGGATCTCGCTGTGCCATTCCGGGGTCATGACCCAGTGGAAGCTGAGGTCGTCATGCGGGGTTTCCAGGCAGGTGCGGTAAAGGTACGCCCGGAGATCGCCGTGAAGGCTGTCAGGACCCGCGATATTGCTCATGCCATCAGCTTAGGAGGTTCCCGTGCGCCTGTCCGTGGCCCTCCTCGGGATCTCCCTGCTCGGTGTGCTGGCCGGGGGGTGGCTGACGGGCCGTCTGGGGTTCGGGTTGTGCGTGATCGCCGACTCGGTGGCGGTGGGGTTCTGGGCGCTGAGCCGCGACGACGGGATGGATGAGCGGGAACCGCAGGTGCACGGGGTGCCGGCGACGTTGCATGACGTGCTCGAGCGTGCGAGGCGGGCCGGGTGAGTCTCTACCTGTGCTGCGAGGTGTGCGACGCCGCCGATCCGCATTGGACGATCATGCGGACTGGCGACGTGGTGACCTCCTGGGCGTGTGACGAGCACCTGGCCGTGGTCTGCGACCGGCTGCAGCGCGACTTCGAGGTCACTGAGCTGACGGTCAGGAACAGTCGCAAGGCGCGCGAGTGGGTGGCCATCGGCAGGGCGCTGGACAAGATCGCCGGTGCGGCGTGACGCGGCTGTGGGACCGGCTGACGCGCCGGGCGGGCTACTGGGAGGGCCAGGCATCCGGCGCGTCTGTCTTGACGACCTCGTACGCGTCGCCGGACCGGGAGCCGGTCCTGCCGCAGCTCGCCCAGTTCGCGCAGGACGCCAACGCGGGCAACTCTCCCGTCTTCGCCGCGATCCTGATCCGCATGATGCTGTTCAGCGAGGCGACGTTCCGGCTGCAGGCCCTGGACGACAAGCACTTGTACGGCAACCGGTCGCTGGGGCTGCTGGAGGAACCGTTCGGCCCGGACTCCACGACGGGGCAGCTGCTGGCCCGGATGGAGCAGGACGTGTCCCTGGCGGGTAACGCGTACGTGTGGGCGCCGCCCGGTGAGGACCGGCTGGTCCGGCTCCGCCCGGACTGGGTGACAATCGT